TCGGGTATTCATTTTGAATGTCATTATATATTCCATTATGACCCTTAATTCCTTTAATTTCTAAATGTAAATCAACCAACATATCATAAAGACAATTAATGGTATATTCACCTTTAATTAATTTTTGTTGTACGAAAGGACTTTTAAATTTATCTTTTATTTGAGAATATAATATGTCCTTCATTTGTCCTGTTGCTCTCACATACTTAATTCCCCAATAACCAATTCTTTTTTCCCCTCTATCAAAACCATTTTCGGTTAACTCAAATAACATTTTAAAATCATTCTTTTTTTCTCTACTTGAATTTCTGAACAATCTATCTTCAGTAAGGTTATCGTTAATGAGATTGTATGTTACGACAACATCACCAGTATTTAAATCAAAATTAAATTTATGTATGAATGATAAATGTTTCTTTACACCATATCTACTATAATCAAAATCAAAGTAACTTGAAAATAATATATTATCATTTTCTTTGTGTAAATAAAGATGACACACATTAGTCGCGTCATATTTTTTATCTATCTTCTCTTGTCTATACTCAAATAATAAATCCATATAGAAATATATATGGATTTAATCAAAATGTGTAGTTAAAATGGTAATGGTAATGTGTCGTCCAAATTTAAAATATCTATTAATCTTCTCGGTTCCCTTTTCTCCGCAGGTATTTCAAATCCATTTATCATAACAGGTACCCTATCTTTCTTTAACCAATTAAGTGTTCCGAATCTTGCGTGTATTCTAATCAAATCACTAACACAATCTATTGCATGTTCATAATGTTTTGGTGGAGGTGTATTTGAGAAATATTTTGATTGTATCAATCTTCCGTCAGATATTTTAAATTCACATGTAACTCTATCTTGTTTATCTTCAGTTCGTAATGAAATAATCATTGATGTGTCGGTTTCCGCATATGATGCTACACAATGATGCATAAATTTACCTTCTTCAATATATTCTTCTTCTCTTGTTAATACATATGGATAAATTATTACACTTCCATCACTAACTGAACTAATTAATTCTTTACTACCTTCATAATTATTCTCCCACAACTCACTTTTTTTCTCACAACTAATTGGTTGCTGTATTTGTCTAATTGTTTCTTCGGGATAGAAATATTGAATCACCCAACCCTTTTTAATTGCCGATATTATTTTAGATAATTCATTATGTTCTAAATGAAATTTAGTTATATTATTTGCCTTCATTCTAATGTTAGGGTCATATTCTCTAATTCTATTTAACATTCTAAAATGGTCCACAATTAATCCTACGAAATTTTCATTTATAATACTACCATTTTTAGGTTCACTTGTTAATACTTTTAATAAATTTTCTTTCTCAATATCATTAATATTATATCCATGATTTTTATAATCACTACAAGTACTTTCCATTATTTTTAAAGACGATGAAGGTAAATCATTGATTGTGCTCATAACTCCAAACATATTAAAACCAATAGATCCGATATATTTTTGATATTGGTCTCCAAATAAATAACATAATCTTATGAGTGATTTTAAATCTATATTAGGTCTTTCGTGTAATAACTTAATTGTTATTTTTGATTTGATTTGAAATACATCTAATATTGATGCAATCAATTTCCTATCATTTTTCTTTAAGTACTTTTCAGTTGGGTAATATCTAAGTATTAAATCTTTATATTCGTTTGGAGTTTTTATTTTTTTAGTATTGATAAACCATCTCATCACTTCATCATAAAATAAATCTCTAAACAATGTTCCGTCGGTTGGGTTTGTAATTATACGATTGAATATCGAATACAAAGCTTGATTGAATTGTTTGTCATCAAATGCGTAATATAAATCTTTGTATAACCCATTATTTTTTCCCATATGATTTCTCAAAAATCTAAATGGTCCATCAGGACTCTTAATAAAATTTATAAGATGATTAAAACTATTTTTTCTAAATGTAGGTTTTAGTTTCTTTCTATCCTTACCTTTTCCGGCAGAAGTGATTAATAAAAAATCACCTTTAATCATATCAAAAGTTACTGATGTGGAAAATTTATTCGCTTTAAAATACTTACAATTAAAACCTCTATGTTTTGTGTATTTGTTTGTTTTTATTGTGACCTTTTCTCCTCTTCTTATAATTGATCTCTCAAGAATAACTACCAATATATCACTGAATGGTTCGTTATAATATTTCTTTATGTGTCTATCTTTCGTGGTGTAAAAAACTCCCATTCCACCATCTAATTTATGTTTTGATGCGTATTTTATAATCGGCATGTCTTTGAGTTCATCCTTCCAATAAAAGTATCTTGTGTTTTTCTTTCTAGTACCATCTAACAAAGGGGTTAGTCCAATACCATCTTCCGCATCGTAATAGTGAGTTATGGTACTAAAATCATCATCATACGATAATTGTTTATGTATTCCACTATGTGGTTGTATCTCTCTTGGGAATTTAGAGTAATTCTTATATGGTGTAATCTTCGCGTAAGAGTATCGTTGATATAGTAATATTTCCTCCATAAAGTAAGTTTAGTAAACAAATATAACAAATTAATTTGGGATATACTTATAAGAAACACAATTTTTATGGCGAAAGCAAAAGGTAAAGGCGGTGCCTCAACCAAGGTTTCCTTCGGGAAAAGAAAAGGTGGTAAAGCCTCTAAAACACACAACAAACACGATAGAACTGAAAAGAACTATCGTGGACAAGGAAGGATGTAAATCCCCCATAAAACCCTGATAACTTATTGATTGTCAGGGTTTTTTATATAAATTTTTGTTTTGATTTATCACCAATCGCATTTATTAATATTTCCGCAACCGTTTTTTGACCCAATTCACTAAAATGATAGTCTTTTATCTCACCTTTAGTTTCCCTATAAATTAAATCAATCTTTTCATTGATATATAAACCTTTTATCTTCCCTTTGTTAAACCTTGACCAACTAATAAACTTTACGTCTATTAAAGATTTTTTAATAACATTTAACCAATTATTAACCTCATTAACATAAACATCCGAACTTCTATTAATTAAAATTTCATCAATTGTATTTTGACTTATGTTATTAATATTTTTAATGTCATTTGTAAAATTTGGTAAGATTGATGTCCAATTACCGTTTCTATTATGTAATCTGAATCTATTAACATCAGACCAACCAATTATTACAATGTCGTTTTTTTCAAATTTTTCAATATTTTCACAAAACGTTTCAAAAATAGTATAATTATCTGACCCACCTCTACCTAAATTTATTATTTCATATCCAAATTTATTTGCAATAATTTCTCCGTGTGTTAACGGAACATATCCTTTCCATTTTACATAAGTTCTCGCCCAAAAATCAGTTGATTTAAAACCTTCGGTTAAACTATCTCCAAATGTCCATACTCTACTCATTTTTTAATTACTTAAAGGTGCTTTTATCTTATCGTGTGATTGGTATCCTATTAATTCAAAACAATCCGGTCTATAACTTTTTAATTTTTCATCTAAAGTTTTTTCACCTAATCTTTCTTTAACCAATTGATGTTGATACCAGTTTCTCTCTGTGATTTCAACTTTTGGTAAATCATATGGTTCTCTACTGATTTGTTCTTTAGCTTGTTCAATATGGTTAAGATATAAATGAGTATCACCTAAATTACCAATCAATTCATCAGGTATCATATCAACCTCTTTTGCTATAATCTCTAATAATAATGCATAACTTGCAATGTTAAATGGTAATCCTAAAAATGTGTCCACACTTCTTTGATTCCAAATTAAAGATATAGCTCTATATTTTCCAGGATTAACTATTTTTTCATCTCTTGTTGTTTTTCTCGTATAAACTTGAAATCCATAATGACAAGGTGGTAAAACCATTTTATCCAATTCTCCTACGTTCCACGCATTTACCATCAATCTTCTACTATCAGGATTTGTTTTAAGTTCATCAATAAGATTTTGTATTTGGTCTAATCCATTCCAATCTCTCCATTGTTTACCATAAATTGGTCCTAAATCACCGTACTCTTCTTCAAAACTTTTATTAGTTTTTATTTCTTTAATAAACTCTTCTTTAGTTAATCGTTTTGGATAGGGTCCACTAAATGGTGGATTGTAACTATCATATAGTTTATCATAGTTTTTATAAGCATCTCCATCCCAAATGTGACAATCGTAATCCAATAAGAATTTAATGTTAGTACTTCCTCTTAGAAACCATAGGAGTTCTACTACCATTGTTTTCCACGCCATTTTCTTCGTGGTAAGTAAAGGAAACCCTTCACTCATTTTATGACGGATTTGTCTACCGAAAACTGAAATAGTTCCAGTTCCTGTTCTATCTGATTTCTCTATTCCGTTATCTAAAATATCTTGTAGTAATGATTGATATTGTTTGTCGATATTGTTCATAATTTATTCGTTTTGTTACTGTCATTACAACACTTGTTTAATTTTTTTATTAATCATATTATATTAAAGACTTTTTCATTTTAGATATATGATTAAAATTATGATTTACATTTTTTTTGTTATTTATTTTTTCTAATTCAATTACAAAATCATCATATAATTCATGACCCTTTTCAAAAACTTGTAATTCTTTTAATTCGGTTGGTAAATATGTGTTCCAATCAACTAATTGTCTATAAACTATTGTATATCCATATTTGAATTTTGATTTACCGAATATCCCGATAATTAAATTATAGAACATTTCCATTTCTTTGTAATTATTTTTACTAACTACCATTGAGAAATAAAATTCATCTATTGTATTTTGTGTTGATAGATATTTTAAATTATTAATTAATCTATTCCAGTTACCATTTAATCTTGTTGAGTTTTCATATGTTTCTTTAGTTGCGGCATCAATACTTATTTCAATAATTTTAATAAATTCTTTGGCCTTAAAACTATTCCACATTTTTTCATCTAATAAATTTCCATTTGTTATTAAATGAATTTTTTGTAATTTTGGATATTTTGTTTTATCAAAATTTATTAAGTAGTCTCTATAAATTTTAGAGTAAATTGGGTCACCACTACCTGTTATCATTATTTTTTTTAATTCTCCACCATAATCATTTTCAATTGATTTTAAAATGTTCATTTTCAATTCGTTATATGTTGAATTGATGTCGTCATTTGGTATTAAATTCACTCGACAAGAAGGACACTTTAGATTACAACTTTTATCAAATCCAAATAAAATTTCTTCGGGAGATTTTGTAAAATTAACCAAATCTTCAGTTGAATTTATTTTATATTTCGTTTTAAAAGTATTAATTTCTAAAAATTCTTTAGGTACTGAATTAGTGTTAATTAATTCATTTAATTTTGGACAAACCGTTTTGTTACAATATTCATATGTACCATCCATTACCGATTTTCTAATATCAATTGATATGGTATTTTTCCAATTTTCACTCAAATTTGTTAATCCGTTCGAATTTATATTTTTTCCATTCCAAGATGGGCAGCACACAAATTGTCCGTTGGTTTGTATGTCTGTATATTTGAAAGGCATGGTACAAACATATTTTTTTAAAATATTAAACATATCCATAATTTATTTTTAATATTCTTGTTGTATTTGAAATCCTATCATAAATGTTAACCATCTAATTGTTAATCCAAATGACGGTGTGTAAACTCCAGATTCTAAAAATGTTTCTTTGTTGTAAAAAAATACAATCGTTGGTATAATAAACCAATGATGTCTTTTATTATAAACAAAAAAGTCTTTACTATATTTTTTCATTCTCTTTTAATTTATTCAAACACTTTAATAGTGTAGCTGATTCTAATAATGTAAACGCTCCACTCTGTTGGAAGTATTCAATTTGTTTTTCAATAATCATAAGTGCATTACTCTTGTCAATGTTGTCTACAAACTCATTAAACTCTTCTGTGGAATCAAATTCAATTAAACCGTTAAAAATATTTTCCATAATCAAATATAATAAATTTATCCCAATATTCAAATAATTATAGATATGTCAGTTTATATCAACAACAAAGGTTTTAATGCGGAGTACCTTTCAACTCCAGAAGAAATTCAAAAAGGTATGATGGGTAGAAAAGAATTAAACGGTTGTATGGTATTCAAAATGGGTAAAGGTCATCATTCATTTTGGATGAAGAATTGTTTAATCCCATTAGACATTGTGTTTGTACTTAACAATCGTATTAATCAAATACATCCAAATTGTCCAGCTCCCGACCCACATCGTATGAATCCACCAAAATATACCGGTATTGGTGACCATGTTATTGAATTTCCTGCAGGTACTTGTGATGGTTGGAAAATCGGGGACAAAGTTTCTATGTACTTGGGGTCTCCTCAGAATCCTGTTAAGTAGTTATTTTACGACAACCACATCACCTTTCCAAATGACCTCGTTAGCTTGACAACTAATATGATGTTTATCAACATGTTGGTTTCTTTTAGGATCAAATACTTTATCTCTTGTTGTGTGTACGGGTATTTCAATAATTACATTTGATGCCGTCCACTCTACTCCATCGATTAGAATTCTCCAAAACGTGTGATTATCATCACATAATGTATTCCATCTTACTTTAATATCAATCATTTTCTTCAATTGTTGTGGGTGTTACAATATCATACTTAACTCTTGGTTTCACTTTCTCAAATACCCAAAAATAACTGTGGTACTTACGAGCATGTTCTTGTTTAGTCCACTTAGTGCCAAAACTATTGATGCGGACATTAGAAGTTAATATGAATAAATCTCTTGGATAAAATCCTAATTCTTGAGCCATATTCATTACCATAACGTGAGAGAAGTGATTCTTACCACCAGATACCGTGTCTTGACATTTAAAGACCACGTGACCACCTTTCTCACAAACTCGGTACAATTCCTTCAAAGTGTTAAAATAATGGTTTTTTAGGTGGTTATATGTCTCATAACCCTCAAATCTCTTAGCAATAATTGAACTTCCCTCTTTATTACCTTTATAGGATTTACCCGCAATAACAAATGGTGGGTCAAACATAATATTTTTCATTGATCCATCTTCATAAGGTAAATTCTCAGAACTAGCCTCAACTACACTATCATTAACGGGATATATGTCAGATTTATTAACAGGTGATGGTAGGTCTTTCCAAAAATTACCTTTAGAATATGTACAATCTAAGTCAAATCTTTCAATACCATATAAATCCATTATATTTCTAATTGCATCGTAGTTTGAGGTGTAGACACTTTTAACCATTTTAAAATCCTTATCCATTTTTATTTTAATTTTTCGTATATTTTATAATATAAGAAATGTTAATGGAATTAAAAAATTTAAATCAATATAAATTTATTGTCTCATCTGGCTGTAGTTATGGTTTATTGACCAATAGTGTATTTAAACCGTTTAATTTAATTAATAGAACTGTTGAATCTAATAAAATTAATCAAACTTTATACAATCAATATAACACTAATTGGTTAGAAATTAGTGATAATGTTATTGTTTTGAACGTATCCTTAGGTAGTCAAGGTTCAGATTGGCAGTCCGATTCAATCATTTATGTTTGTAATAAACTATTGGAATTAGGTGTTCATCCAAATAACATCTATTCTTTAGTTGAGTGGTCCCAATGGAATAGATTTTCAATACATCCCTTTCATAATTTTAAATTAGATTTAAATAAATTTAATTGGAATAGAGATAATTTATTTTTTTATGAAGACATTAATAAAGATAATCTATTAATAAGGGATAGAACAATATCTAACGAACTCTTTAATTTATTAAAGATAAGGTCATCGGTTCCGTTTTATAATATTGGTAAAATATCAAATCGTATTTATATTACTCCCTCGGTGATGAATGTTAAAGATTTTTCAAATATAAACGAAGATTACGGTAAATTAATTGAGTTTTCAAAAAAACTACACGATAGTTACCCAATTGAGAAAAAAATAAAAGATTATTTAAATAATATAATTAAGACTCAAAATTATTTTAAATCAGTAGGAATTAAATATAATTTTCATTTTATGCAGTCCAGTTTATCTAATTGGTTTAAATCTAATCATGATTCTTTAATATCCCATAATTTAGTACCTCCCTATATTTCAAAGAGCAACAGTTTTTCCGATTATCAATTAAATGAACACTTCAATCCCAAAAATGACATAAATCTTGATATTGAAGTTGTTTTACCCGAAACAAAAACCGAAATTGATATGTTAGATATGAAAAATATATGGTTTTATGAAAATGAAAAATTTAGGAGAGGAGGTATTGATGAATGGACTATTGATAATTTCAAAGAAGTTGGTTATATTAATCTACATGAACACAGTGAGGAACACTTTGGTCCTTTAGATATGATATGTGATTACGGTGCACATCCAAATACAATATCATATTTGACATTATGGAATAAAGTGACGACAAATTGTGATTTCGTAAAAGTAAAAGCTGATTTTGAAGATTTTATGTTAGATAAATTTTGGGAGGACTACAATTATGATGGGTTTTCAAAAAATTTTATAACAATTTCAAAAAAAGAATGGAATAGAAGATTAAAACAATAATATTTATAAAAAACTACTATTATGGGATGCGGCTGTAAAAAAAACAAACAAACAACTGTAGAACAACCTACAGAAATAACCGTTACTATTGATGAGGCGTTAATGCAACAAGATACTAACGTAACCTTAACCGAAGAACAACAAAAAACGGTTGATGAGATTATCTCAAAATTAAATCAAGTTAGTTCTTAATAAGATATCACTAATATAGACGATAAATAAAAATATCATTAATATTAGTGATTTTTTTATTTACTTAATATATAATTATATATATATTTTTACTATGAAAAAAAATCATAAATTAACAAGTGTACATCTCGTTGAGGACCTTTATAAGAAATTTAAAGTGAAAGCGATTGATGGTGAAATTAATTTACAAAAATTAGTTAATAGGTCTTTAGATTTATATAATAAAGACGAATCTTTTCGTGAAAAGATAAACAGTTACTCTGATTTAAAATTAATTGATTCAAAATATTAAAATGAGTAAAAGAAAAATTTTATTATTATCTGATGATATTAGAGTTACATCGGGTATAGGTACAATGTCAAAAGAATTTGTTTTGGGTACGGTTGACAAATTTGATTGGTTACAAATTGGTGCCGCAGTTAAACATCCTGAAAATGGTAAAATGGTTGATGTCAGTGATGATGTAAGAAAGAGAACTGGTGTTCTTGATGCCGACGTTAAAATCATTCCATTTGATGGATACGGTAATATCAATGTTATTAGAAAAATATTAGCAACTGAAAAAATTGACGCAATATTACATTTTACCGATCCTCATTATTGGCAATGGTTATACGATAATGAACATGAAATTAGACAAATTTGTCCTATCCTCTATTATCACATTTGGGATAACTTACCTGATCCAAAATATAATAGAGATTATTATGAAAGTTGTGATTGGTTAGGTTGCATTTCTAAACAAACTTATGGTATTGTTCATCGTGTGGGTAAGTTAGAAAATAAATCAACTTGGAAACCTTTGGAAGATTGGCAAATTAGTTATGTCCCTCACGGAATAAACGAACAAATATTCAAACCTGTTGATGTGTTATCAGACGACATCAAAGAAATTGCAAATCACAATGATTATGATTTTGTTTTATTTTATAACAGTAGAAACATTCGTAGGAAACAACCATCAGATGTAATCTATTCATACAAACTTTTTTGTGATAAATTACCAAAAGAAAAGGCAGATAGATGTTTACTATTAATGCACACAACCCCGATTGACCAAAATGGTACTGACTTGTACGCTGTTAAAGATGCTATTTGTCCAGACTACGAAGTAAAAATGACCTACGTTAAAATTGAACCAGAAAAATTAAACGAATTATATAATATTGTGGATGTAACAATTAATATTGCAAACAACGAAGGTTTTGGTTTAGGTACCACTGAGAGTCTTATGAGTGGGACACCTATCATAGTGAATGTAACAGGTGGTTTACAAGACCAATGTGGTTTCCCTTATGATGCGGATGATTACATAAAAATCGGTACTTTACACAATAAAAAAGAATACGAAAATACACCTTATGGTGAATGGGTAGAACCAATATGGTCCTCAGCTATTAATCTTAATGGTTCAGTTGCAACTCCGTATATCTTTGATGATAGAGTAAACGATGAAGATGTTGCAAATGCAATCATGAAGTTTTATGAAATGGGGAGAGAAGAAAGAAAGAGAAGAGGTTTAGTTGGTAGAGAATGGGCAATTAAAAATTTATCATCTACAATTATGTGTGAAAAAATGACAGAAGGAATTAATCAAGCAATTGATAATTTTAGTCCTAAAAAAAGATTTGATTTATATAAGATAGTATAACATGAATAAACCGAAATTATTATTTAGAGGTCCCGTTAAAACAAGAAGTGGATATGGTTCACATTCAAGAGACTTATTAGAGTCACTATATAAAATGGATATGTTTGACATTAGTATTGATAGTTGTGGTTGGGGGAGTACACCATTAACCGCACTTGAAGGTGATAATCTTTTCCATAAATGGATTGAAAGTAATATTGTAAATGAATTTCAGGGATTACCAGAAGTTTATATTCAAGTTACTGTACCGAATGAATTTCAAAGATTTGGTAAGTTAAATATTGGTATAACCGCAGGTATTGAAACTACAGTTGCGCCTAAAGAATGGATTGATGGTTGTAATAAAATGGATTTGATTATTACAACATCTAATTTTTCTAAAGAAATATTAACTAATACAGTATACACTGAAAAGGATAGTAAAACAAATGTGATTGTAAAACAACATAAAATTGAAAAACCAATTGAGGTTTTGTTTGAAGGAGTTGATACATCAATTTATAACGATAAAATAAATGATGACTTTAAATTAGATATTAAGGAAAATTTTGCATATCTTTTTGTTGGTCATTGGTTAAAAGGTAATTTAGGACAAGACAGAAAAGATGTGGGTATGTTAATAAGATGTTTTGTTGAGGCTTTTAAAAATGAATCTGATAAACCGGCATTAGTTTTGAAAACTTCTTCAGCGAATTTCTCAGTAAAAGAAAGAGAAAATTTTAGAAAAAGAATCAAAGAGATTGTTGGTGATATTGAAAACCCACCATCTATATATCTTTTGTTCGGTGAATTAACAAACAAAGAAATGAATGATTTATATAATCACCCCAAAATTAAATCTATGGTTAGTATAACTAAGGGTGAGGGATTTGGTAGACCATTACTTGAATTCACAATGACAGGTAAACCTGTGATTGCTTCCAATTGGTCTGGTCATAAAGATTTTTTACCCATGGATAAATCTGTAATGATTGGTGGTACGTTGACTGATGTTCATGAAAGTTCAATAGATTCTTTCATTATTAAAGGTTCTAAATGGTTTACCGCAAATTATGATGAAGTTGTTTCTGTTTTGAGATTAGTGGTTAATGAATATGACTCTATGTTGGAAAAATCTAAATCATTAAAAGAAGAAAACGAAACAAATTTTTCTTTAGATGAAATGACTAAAAAATTTAAATCTATTTTAGAACCTAAGGTAAAAATACCTGAATATACTAATTTAGTATTACCAAGTTTATTTAAAATATAATATATGACAAATTTAACAGAGATAGCGAACAGACTAGGTATTGATAAAGGTACCGAACATTTTGAAAAACATTCATACACATTACTTTATGATGAATTGTTTAATGAGTATAGAGAAAAACACATTAGACTTTTTGAAATTGGTATTAACGACCCAAGATATTTGAACTCATCAGTTCATTTATGGAGCGAGTATTTCAACGATTTATTTTTCGTTGGTTTTGATATCAAAGATTGTTCAAGATTTGACGATGAAAAGATACATACATTTAAAGGTGACCAAGGAAGTATGGACGATTTAAATAATGCAATTGAAAAATTTGGTAGCGAATACGATATTATTATTGATGACGGTAGTCATTTACATAACCATCAAATGATAACATTTAACACACTATATAAACATGTAAAATCAGGTGGTTATTATATTATAGAGGATGTACATGCACATGATAGTCATTTAACAATAGAACAATTCAAAAATGGTGATTTGGAATTTAAATTAGAATGTAATAATAAACTTTTAATCATTAAAAAACCGTAATGGATTTTAAATTTTTTAAAGGTGATGAAACACCAAGATTATATTTTACTCCGGTCGCATTTGAACCTTCAGATGTTGAATTTTGTTTTCAATTTGGTGATGAGGAACCTGTCGTTTTTGCCAATGGTCCTAATGAATGTAGTATCCGTTTAAATCCGACTAACAATGCGGAAATGACGTTCAATGATAACGGTAAAGTATTTAAATTATTCGCAAGAGAAAGAGAAAATGATTAGAGAGTTTAGATTTTTTCATGGGATAACAATTCAATCAGAAGGTATTCAAAATATCGTTAGGACACTACGAGCACAATGGAGACCTGATTTGGCAGATGAATTAATTACGAATATAGGATTAAATACTGAAATTGAATTAACAAGAATGTTGTCAGAAGAAATTGCAAGAGAAATAGATGAAAATATAGTCAGACAAATAACAACAGATTGGAATGGAGGACAAAGAGCATAATATGAAAATAAGTTTTGCAATAACAGTTTGTAATGAACTGGAAGAAATTAAAAGATTAGTTCCATTTATTTTGGAACATAAAAGAATACAAGATGAAATTGTAATCTTATATGATGAGAAGAACGGCAATCCTGAAATATTAGATTTTCTATTACCTTATAATATTAAACCTAACGTACAAACGTGGAGGGGATTTGGATTTGAAGGAAACTTTGCCGATTGGAAAAACAAATTGAATGAATATTGTACGGGTGATTACATATATCAATTAGATGCTGACGAAATGATTAGTGAACATGTTGTTAAAAATCTTAATACAATACTGGAATTAAATCCTAAGGTTGATTTAATATTTGTTCCTCGTATTAATACGGTAAACGGTATAACACAAGAACACATAAACAAATGGGGATGGAGTATTAATGATAAAGGGTGGGTAAACTTTCCAGATGCTCAAGGACGTATATATCGTAAAGGAATGAGTTGGTACGGTAAAGTTCATGAACGAATAGTTGGTGGTCAGAAATTTTCATCGTTACCGTTAGATGAAGAATATTGTATTCAACACCATAAGACAATTGAACGTCAGGAAAAACAAAATAATTATTATTCAAAAATTTAAAAATGATTTTTAGTATTGTAAGTAAATGTGAATCTGATATACATAAAACAGATTTATTTTGTTGTATAGATAGTATTCAAAAATTTCATCCGAATGATAAAATAGTGGTTGTAGATTCATGTTCAAGTGACAAGTCACACTTTTCAGATTTAGAAATGAAAAATGTAATTGTTTGTGATATTTCAAATGTAAATTACGAATCTGGTGGGATGTGGCATGTATATAAAAATTTTTATGACGAGAAGTATGTTTTTTTACAAGATTCAATGTATTTGACAGATTCATTAGAAAAGTATAAAAATTTAGATTTTAAACCAATTAACTTTTGTGACGATTGGGCTCACACAACATATCTACATAAAGAGTGGGTTAAAGAAAAATTAAGTACAACAAAATATAGATACTTAAATAGTGGATTTAAAATGATACAATTTAATTCTTTTTTAATATCAAGGAATGTGTTAGATATTTTACATCTAAATGGTGTTAGTAATATTTTACCAACAAATAAAAGTGAATCGGAATCCATGGAACGACTTTTAGGTATTGTTTTTACACATGAAAATATATTAAATAATGTTGTACCATTTTATACAAATTCCAATTGTGTAAGTCCAAATACTGATATAGAGTCAATAAAAACCGAAATAGTTAAAAAATGGAGAAACAGAAAATAGTTTATACAGGAGGGACATTTGATTTATTTCACCCTGGTCATGTGAATTTTTTAAAAAATTGTAAAAAAATAGGTGATTATGTTATTGTTTCATTAAACACCGATGAGTTTATTGAACGATATAAAAAATCAAAACCAATAATATCATATGAGGGTAGAAAAAAAATGTTAGAATCATGTAAGTATGTTGATAAAATTATACCTAACTCTGAAGGTGAGGACTCAAAGCCAACGATTTTATCCGTGAATCCTGATTTTGTTGTTATTGGTTCAGATTGGGCGAAAAAAGATTATTACAAACAAATGAATTTCACTCAAGAATGGTTAGACGAAAATAACATTTTATTAATTTATATTCCATATACTGAGGGAATTTCAACGACTATTTTAAAAACAAAAATAAAATAATTACTATAATATATTATGAGTTATCAATATCCAAATCACTTCAAATATCCAGATGAGAGAATATTTTTTGTAGACCATTTACCAGCATGGGAACACTTCTTACCTAACTATGGTAATGAACCAAGAGTGTGTTTAGAGATAGGTGCATTATATGGTGGATCTTCAGTTTATATCTTAGAAAATTTTTGTAAAATAGATGGTTCTCATCATTATATTATGGATATTAACACCAACGAATATATTGAGAATAATATAAAACCATATAAAAATAAGGTCACATATATTTTAGGTGAGTCCGCCGATAGTTTTAAAACATTTAATCATAGTGGTGAGACTAAAGAATTTTTAGACTTTGTTTACATTGATGGTAATCATATGTCAAAATATGTTTTAGAAGATGCGGTAAATGCATTTTACTGTTTGAAAAATAATGGTTATATTATATTTGATGATTACGGTGGTGGATTAGAACAGGCACAATATCTCCAAGTTAAAGTTGGTGCCGATGCGTTCTATCACGGATATCACAAATATTTAGAAATAATACATAATGGTTATCAAGTCATTATGAGAAAAAAAGAATTTATAAACGAAAACGATTTAAAAGAGAATTATTATAAAGTATGAAAATTTTAATTACAGGAGTTGCTGGTTTATTGGGTTCAAGACTATCTGATTACATTATTGAAAATCATCCTGAAGTTCATGTTGTTGGAATAGACGATATGAGTGGTGGTTATAGAGAAAATGTGAATCCTAAAGTAGAATTATGGGAAATGAATTTGGTGAATGGAAATATTCAAGAATGTTTTGAAAGACATCAATTTGATTATGTTTATCATTTAGCGGCATATGCGGCGGAGGGTTTATCACCATTTATTAGGAGTTACAACTATCAAAATAATTTGGTTGCAACATCTCGTATTATTAACGAATGTATTAGATACGACATTAAACGTTTAGTATTTACATCAACTTTAGCTGTGTACGGTCATGGTTATGGTGGCATATTTGATGAGGATCAACAACAGAAACCTATTGACCCGTATGGTGTGGCTAAATATGGTTGTGAAATGGATATACAGATTGCTGGTGAACATCACGGACTTGATTGGTGTATTATTAGACCTCACAATGTATATGGTGTTAAACAGAATATATGGGACAAATATAGAAATGTGTTAGGTATATGGATGTATCAACATACTATAAATGAACCAATGACAATATTTGGTGATGGTACCCAAACAAGAGCATTTAGTTATATTGATGATAGTATTGAACCATTGTGGAAGGCGTCACAGGATATGAGAGCATCTAAACAAATAATAAATTTAGGTGGGATTAAAGAATACTCCATCAATGAGGCAAATGAAACATTACGTGAAGTTGTTGGTGGAGGAGAAGTAAAATATTTTGAGGGTAGACACGAAGTTAAACATTCAATACCAACATGGCAAAAATCAGTTGATTTATTGGATTTTGAACATAAGACAGATTTAAAAGAGGGATTAACAAAAATGTGGGAATGGGTTAAAACTCAACCAATTAGAGAACGTTTTGTTTGGCCTTCTTATGAACTAGATAAAGGAATATATTCATTTTGGAAAACTAAAAAGTAATGAGTAAAATAGAATTTATAATCCCAACTTATAATAGACCTAATCAATTGATGGGTGTCATTAGTTCAATATTTTCTCAGTCATCACCTAATTGGAAAATACACGTTGTTGCGGATGCTGTTTATGATGGTTATCAAAAAGTAAAAGATTATTTTAACGGTGATGATAGAATAAGATTTACAGAATTAAATGGTCCACATAAAGATTGGGGGCATACCCCAAGAAATTATGGATTACAAAATGCAACTGAAGAATGGGTCGTAATGACTGGCGACGATAATTATTATATGCCGGTATTCGTAGATGATTTTTTAAATTCAGTGGACGATAAAACTCATTTTGTATATTGTAATATGATACATAATTGGACGCAACAACAATATCTTCATATTAACTCGATGCCAAAACTTGGTGCTATTGATATTGGTAATTTTATGTCTAAAACAGATTTGGCAAAAAATATAAAATTAGATACTACATATGAACAATCTGATGGTTTATTTGTTGAGGAATACCTGAGAAAATATCCTCACGGAACTATTAAAAAAATAAATAAACCACTATATGTCCATAATTAGTATTGAAGACCACTTTATAAGACCCAGAGGGTTTTATAAACCTAAAATGCCGACACTTATGATAGTATCGGGTGAACCGATGGACGGAAAAACTAATTTAAGTTTTGTGTTAAAAACTATACCTAAATCTTATTATGTTAGTTTAGACCAAATTACAGTTGATAAAAATTTACCTATAAAAAGTATCAATGATATGGTAAATAAAAAAGGATTTAAAATGTCTTTGAAATCCATAAATCATTTTGTTGACGAGGTTAATAACAATAAAATAGATTTTATTAACTATTGTTATAATTTTATATACAAAAGAAATGAATCATTTTATATATTTGATGGGATTTATTTTACAAATAAAGATTTTTTAGATGAATTTATTAAAAAGTTTGAAGATAAGTACTATATATGGGTGACAAATAGACCAATAATAAAAAAAATAATAAAATGAATATAAGTTTCGTACTGGCGGTTTACAATAAATTAGAATTAACAAAAGAATGTTATAAAAGATTACGTGAGATATATCCTACGTCACCATTAGTTATCAGTAGTGGTGGTTCATCTGACGGAACGAAAGAATGGTTGGAATCATTAGAAGATAATGAACTATCGTTTTTCCATGATGATACTAGATTAACATTTTCAGAAACATATAATGCGGGTATAGACTTAGTTGATACTGAAAAAATTGTTCTTATTCATAATGATATGGTTATTGGTGAAGGATTTTTAGAATCAATTGAAAGACTTCTTACTGATGATATGATTTTATCTTACACAACAATTGAACCTCCAATATTCAAAGGACATCAAAGACCAGGTAAAGTATTATTAGATTTAGGAAGTTCATTTGAGGACTTTGATAATTTTCATTTTAACAACTACGTTCAACAATGGAATGGAAGTAATAATTTATATGATGGTGCGGTGTTCTTCATGTCAGCATACAAGAAAGTATTTCAAGATTTAAATGGTTTTGATGGTTTTAGTTTTGTACCATGTTTTTGTGAAGATGATGACTTTTTAATTCGTGCGAAACTAAAAGGTTATAAATTAAAAACTTGTGATTCTGCAATTGTTTATCATTTTGTTTCGCAGACATCAAGATTTAGTGAAGAAATGAAAGATAATCGTGGTAATATTGAATTTGCATCAAATAGAAACTTTGTTAGAAAATGGGGAATACCAATTCATACATTTAATCAATTGAATTATCAAAATCAAGAAAATTTTGAATTTAAAACTTACACAATGGGTTTAACAATTAACAATAAAAGTCGTTTATTTGATATTGAACCTTTCTTTAATAAAATTAATTTAGGTGAAAGTCCTGATGAATATATTGAACTTGAACAAAAAAATACACGATACGATTTAAAATCAAAATTTATTGATACTGATAATGTTGATGTAATGGTTTACGCTGATGAATTAACTGATAATGATTTTAATTTATTGTTCGTATTAAGAGCAACATTACCTAAGTACGATGTTGGAGAATATAAAATCGGTAACTTTAAAATAGAAATTAAGAACAAACTTTAAAAAGCGTAGATACCAAGATGTTTTATATCCATACTTAAAACAGTATCAATAAAAACATCGTATCCTTGTTCTCTCAATTTACCTAACAGTATAAAATCTTCTCCGAAATAATCTTGGGTATCTTCTTTGTATCTAAATTCAAAGTAAGGTTTTTGAAGTTTTTCAAAAATATCTAATTTCATTAACATACATCCCATACCAACACCTTCAACTTTAACAAGTTCATCTTGGGGTTCCATATGTACCCAACTGTCCCAATCATTTAAATTGGTATATGCAACTGTTTTAAGTGGTTTGGTACGTTTACTATAGTTACATGCAACAATGTCCTTATTGTGTTCTAAAAGACGTAGAGCTGTGGTTGCTGGATATGTCATATCACTATCTAACCAAAGAATATAATCTGAATTTACTTCCTTAGCCTTTTTAACAAGATTGTTCCTTTGATTTAATAAAATAGTACTGGAATCAAAGAACAAATAAGCATCTATACCAGCCTCTCTTGTTAAATTATACAACTGTGTTAAACAATAAGCAAATTGACTGTGAACTGTATCTCTTGTTGGAACTAATATTGATAATTTAAGTGGTTTTACTTCCCACATTGAACTATTGTTGATTGATTTACTCATGTACCGGGTGTGTTATCTGTTATTTTATTACTTTGATATGTTAAATTTCTTCCCGCCTCAACCATCTCTTCAACTCTTTTCATTAGGAGTTGATAATCTTTGATTGGTAAATTAGATATCGTAGTAAATGTTAATCTTGAATACGTATTTGTTAATAGAATGTCAGTTGATGCAATTCTAGCCCATTTTTCAATAAGACATCTTTTTAATACTTCTTGATTCCCATTCAATAAACCCTCAATACGGTCTTTATCGTATGAATCAAGTATTTCGGTTAACATTTGATGTTCTCTTCTATAATAGGGTATAAAAGACAAAAAATACGTCAATTTGAGACGTTTAACAAACTTGATGAGTCTTTCTCTATCAAAGTTAATACCGTTCCATTTAACGTATTCTAATTCGTATTTTGAGGGGTATTTCTTATACGTAAGATTCATACGTATAATATAATAAAAATAAATGAAAAAAGGAAATATTAGTATGTACCTGAACCCGATAAACCACCGAAATCCGCACTTTCTTCTGATTCGGAACCTGAAGGAATACTTGCAACACCTGAATATGAACGGTTACGACCAACACCCAATGTTGAGTTAAGTCCTACTTGAACTTGTCCTGGTGTAGCTGCTAAACCTAAAACTACACTAATTCTACCCATACTTACTTCTGATCCTGTTGCTGGTACTGTACCCATAACTAATTCTTATAATTTAAACACAAATGTCTTTATAAATACTCACCACATTTTTTTAGGACGTGGTGAGTATCAGTAATTTAACTATTTTATTTTAGATTCTAAAGCTTCAACTCTCTTTAATAATTCTTTATTTGTTTCAATCAATAAAGCTACTAATTTTTCATACTTCACGGCTTTATAACCATTATCTCTTGTTGTAACTAATTCAGGTAAAACAGCCTCAATTTCTTGTGCTTTAACACCGATATCGTGACCTTCATTTTCGTGAATACCTTCCATAGGAACCCAATCAAAACTATAACCATTAATTTGTTGTAGTTTTTCTAAAGAATTTACAATTGGTTCAAAATTTTCTTTTAATCTTTCATCAGATGAAAAATAAGCAATAACGTCGTTTGTTGCTCTAATCAAACCTGTTGTTGTTGGTGTTGATGTTCCTACACCTAACGCTCCGTTTACATATAAAGTTGTTCCGTTAAATGTTAAGTTTGCCTCACCATTTATAGTTACTCCACCTTCACTTGTCATTACACGATCAGCGGACGCATTTGTTACCGTTGTTGTACCAGATGATCCTGAAGAACCAGATGATCCTGAAGAACCAGATGTTCCACTTGAACCACTAGAACCTGAAGTACCTGATGAACCACTAGAACCTGAAGTACCTGATGAACCACTAGAACCTGAAGTACCTGATGAACCACTAGAACCTGAAGTACCTGAAGAACCAGATGTTCCTGATGTTGCTGCGGTATATGATGTTCCATTAATGAACAATGAACCAGTTACAACCATACTACCACTAACAGACATGCTACCTGTGATGGCTTGACTACCTGTAATATTTTGACTACCTACTAATGTACTTTGACTTGATCCTGCAGAACCTGTTGGAGGAACTGGAAGACCTACTAAAGCCAAACTCGCTGAAGTTTGTACAACTTGAGTACCTACTTGTATTGTACCATCGGAGTTTGTACTGATAGCTTTAATTCCACCAATGAAGATGGACCCTGTTGATACGTAGATGTCCTTCCACCAATGTGTTGCGTCACCCAAATCGTAAGCATTAGTAACGGCGGGGATTATCGAACCACTAATTGTTTGGTTCGCCTTAAATAAGTTACTTCCCGTAATAGCGTAATAGGACGACTCTTGGTTATTTAATTTTTGTGAGTTTAGTGCTTCTGATGTCGTACCACTAATAGTGGCGTTAATCGTTCCTCCTACTGTCATTGAGCCCGATATATTTACCGAACCTGATACGGAGAGATTACCTGAGACAAATGGATCAAATATATTCATATGAGTATGTTGTTATACTCATATAAATACTGCCATTTTTACAATTAATTTTATAGTTTTTATTTTTTTCCTAATAATTTACGAATTTTTTCTATAACATCCTTTGAAGTGATTGTTTTTGAACACACAAATTGTCTTTTTGTACCTTTATGAACAGGGCACCAGTTCCAATCACCTGGGTCAAACTCATAATTAGACCAACAACTATTACAAACTTCTTTATTAATAATACGTGTAACTCCTATTTTTGGTTCCAAATCTTCATCGGTAAAACCCGAAATAATAACTGTTGGTGTTCCAGATGCCCATGATAACCAACTTAAACCACTACTAATACCAATAAACAGTTCAGATTCCTGTAAAACCTTAATAATATCCTCTAATGGTCCATTTGGTTGTTGAATCACACCTTTAGGGTTCTTATTACCCATATACCCATCTTCTTCTCTTGATAATAATCTAACTTCATATCCCTCACCTATCAAATAATCAACCACATCTTGCCAACCTGTTGGGTTATTCCAATATTTTGCTTGAGCCGTTGAATGAGTGGCGATTGATATTAACTTTTTCTTATCTTTTCCATAGGTTGGTAATTTTGGTGTTAATTCCTCATAATTTAATCCTAATATATCCGAACCGACTTTCATCAATGGTTCTTTTTTGGGGTCATTTGGATGTCTTGATTCCTCAATCTTTCTTTTATCATCATAAAATACCCCTAAACGATAAAGTGAATAAACGTTATCTACAGTACTACCAGGTAAAACAAATTCAATATTTGGGTACTCACTTTTAAATAAATTATTATTAAATGTTGAACATATCACATGACACTTATGTTCTTGTCTAAATTTTTCAACATATGGTACCCACGCTAAATTATCTCCCAAAGATTTAGATTCAAAACATATCATTACCCTTCTATTCTCTAAATTTAAACTGTGTTCGTGGTAATAGTCATTATCAATACCTTTTATCTTAACTAACCAATCAACATAGTATTTCTTATTACATCTTGCCCAATGATTACTCTTTAAATTAATTTCAAACTCAATAGTGTTATTTTTTTTATTAATGAATTGAACATTATATAAAAAATCTCCCTCTTCTTTAATTTCAACATAAGGACCGTCAACAAAATGTACTATAGTTTGTTTATTTGGGTTAGATGGTTTTTTAATTAAGGTGTTTCTGGTTAGTTTATTCTTTCTTCTAAACTCTTCAAATTCATCTTTTAATTCTTGTTTGAAGACTTCAATACCTTGGTAATAAACTTTTACAGTTTCTCCTTTAATGTATTCGCCGATTTTATCCAAATGGAACTCTCCTTTCTTAACTAAATGAAATCTCTTATATTGACCACATACGACTTCAACTATGTAATCTTTATCTGTAGGTTTTTCTGAGAATCCCGAAATGAAATGTATAAACAATTGTTTATATTCATCAACAGCTAAATATGTTTGGAATCTCGCACCATTTCTAATTATTCCGTTTCTATTCCACGCTGCAAATATATTCAATTCATTATCGTTAGGAATGTACTTACTAATAAAAATACTATTAGTTATACTCTTAAGTGTTTGATAGAATACCTTCTCTAATTGCCATCTATCAGGTTTACCTTTAAAATATTCTTCTTTAGAATTAATTGTATTAATTAATCTATTTGCAATATCCGTTTTAATTGAGAAGATATACGTTGAACTGTATGGATTACTTTCTTTAGTTGAACCTTGAGAATATTCGTATACAACCGCATCGTTATGTCTAACGTATTCCATAAAAGATTGTCGGTATTGTACTTCATCTGGTAAGTTATCAAACTCCAAAAAGTGAATATATTTTTTTCCTAATCTTTCAGCTAATGCAAATGCATTCTTCATAGTAATCCAAATTGCATAGTCGTGATGGAATTCCGTTTTGTTAGTAATAGTCAATTCACCCATAGATGTCCATCTATCACTATTAACACCATACTCTTCAAAATCTTTTTCTAATAATATATCATTGTTAGCGTCGTACAAATAATAATCAACTAACTTTTGTATTTCAGGTTTAATTGGATAATGTCCGCACAATATAATTGGTGAATTATAAACCTTTAGTCTATTAAGTAACTCTATTAATGTATTTTCTTTTTCTATTGTGTCTGTCCAACAGTCAACTATAAAAACATCTTCAGTAAATTGTGTATATCCCATTTTATATTTTTTATCTCCAGAAGTAAATCATCTGTAATTCATTATTATTTCCCATAAACACCAAGTAAGAATTAAATCCTAAACTATTCATCTTAGTGATGAAATTATTTCTAAGTTCCTCATCGTAATTAAAATGTCCATGGTGATACTCCATTGCGATGTTTTTAACTTTCATTAAATTCTCATCAGAAATTCCACCAAATGCTAAATGTTCAGCACCCTCAATATCAACTTTTAGAAAATCAATATGTTCAATTAAACCACACTCAAATAGATAATCTAAAGTGTATGTTCTTACCTTATATTTCTTCGCATTTTCCTGTGTTCCAAAAACATTAGATCCACCTAAATGAGAACTTTCATGTAATTCTAATTCACCTACTTGATTACTAACTGCACCATTAAACAATAAAGAACGTGGGTCCGTATTTAATGATAACAATTTAAAGTATCTTTTGTCAGGTTCAAAAGAAATTACTCGCTTAGCACCTTGACTATATGCCCATCTATTGAATATCCCCATATTTCCACCTAAATCAACTACAATATCTCCTTCATGTATTCTTTTAATTCTATTGTGGTAGTAATCTCTTAAGTTAAAAATCTCGTGGAATATTGCAGTTGCCCAACCAAACTTGTTTGCTACATCGATTGTTCCACCTTCATATTCAAATAGAGATTCAAAATTTTCTAATTTATAAACATCCGTATAAAAACACATTGATTTATAAAATGAATTATCTCTTTGCATCTTAATAAACTGAATCATCTTATCAGATATCTCAGCATTTTTATTTCCATGAAAATAGATTATATCAGATTTATCTTTAGGAATATATTGATAACCAAATATTCTATCAAAATTTTGTGGTCCTTCTTCATTCCAAAACTTATAAAATTGATGTAATGTCTTATCAATAAACCCTTCATCACCATCATACGATGATGTATCAAAGTTTGATAGTGGTAAGTGATTTGTATATCCATTTTTCCACCTAATTGCATTATCAATACCTTCATCATTCCATAAGAAATATTTCTTATAGTTTTCTGGCTCTTCTACCATTAATGTTTTGTAAGTGTGTAAAATACTATCAAAGAATGCTTCTGACCCATTATTGTAAATGAAGAAACAAACGTGCATATATGGTTGTCTTTTTTCAATACCCCATTTCTTTGCAAGTTCTTCATTAAACAATTGTGATTTAGTTCCATTATCATACATCCCAAAGAACTCTTCTTGAACGTGAATATCGGATAATGGATATCTTCCAACTTGTTTAAAATATTTTCTTACAGTATCTATATTATGATTTACCACAACATCTCCGTCAATCCATATAAGGTATTCAAATCCTTCTTTTAATGATTCTAAACAAGCATATTGTTTCCAATACCATTTATCGTGTTCAGATATTTTTGATGGATTTATGGTTCTTTTGATAACATTTGGATAATCAAATGGAACTTCACAATCAACTCCATAAACAATTATCTTTTGTTCTGAAAATTCTAATAGCGATTGTACTAATTTCTCAATCACAGGCATATATCCCATATTACCTGTAGTAACAAATGCAAACGGTTTGGAATGTCTTGTTAATATATCTGACGCCCCTTTTGCAACTGTGTCCCAATTAAAATTCTTGTGAATTTCTTTTGAGTCTTTTATTGATTTTGATTTATATTCTGAGTAGTTTTTAACAGCATCTAACATTTGTTCACCTAAATCTTTCCAATCTGGTTCACAATATTCACCTGGCCATTCTTTATGTTCTATGTTGGCAGGTCTTAAATGAGATATTTTAACGGGTATACCTTTATCTTTTGCAAATTGTAGTTGTCCTCCCCAATTAGAATATATTGATGGTGTTCCACATGACATCGCCTCAATTAATGGTAGATTCCATCCTTCACTACGAGCACATGATATGAATACATCACCCATTTGTAAATATTTCACATAATCTTCTCTTGATGTGAATTTAATGAACTTGATATTAGTATCATCAATTCCATATGTTTTAACTCTTTCTTCCGTACTCTTGAGTCCATCATATGGATATGGGTTTTCAACCGACGCAATTAATTCAACATCGGTTCTATCCTTAAAAGTTTCACCAAAAGTCTTTAACACCTCGGTAGTTCCCTTTCTATAATCCCATCTACCAAAATATAAAAATCTAAATTTAGTGGTAGATTTTTTAAGTGATTTTTTAATTGGTTTAAATGTTTCAACATCAACACCTTCAGGTACAATAAAAATCTTTTCTGATGGGTATCCTTGTTCAACTAAACAATCAAATTGCCATTGAGTTGGTACCCATACTTCATCAAAATAAAATAATCTTCTAAAGAAATCTTCTGGATAACGTGTTGATTCCCAAACGTTATACGCTATCTTGTACCCTTCATAATTGTCATAGAAATAATAATTATTGGTCTCCATTAAAACAATATGAACATCGGGTGTAAAATCACCTTTATATCCATACATATTGAAATCAGTTCTCGTACCATCTTGATTATTAAGGGTTTGTTGAATTAACATGTCCTTCATCTCACCAGTAATATATGGTTCATCATCGTGTGGAGTATCATTCATACCTTTCCAACCATTACCAATAGTTAAATTCCTAACCTTTACAGTGTGATGTTTATTAAGTGCAGTAAAAAAGGAACGTGCATGATTTGCGTATCCGGTGGTTCCAATAAAACAAGTGTGTGCTAAGATTTTCATTACTATTAATATAGTGAAAATCTAATAAAAAATCAAATAAAATTTATAATAGTTTTCTTTTTGTTCTACCGATTGCAATAATTAATATTCTCATTAAATTATGTTATAAAAAATTAAACTGTTCCCATCCATTACTTATATTGATTCTTATTGCAGCCTTATTCCAATTGTCACAATATCCATACATTACATTTGGATTTAAAATATTTAAACAATAATCAAAAAACATATTATAATTTTGAATACCAGCGTCTGCCGGTCTTTCAACTAATTTAGAAACAAAACATCCACCTAAATACAATTCATTATTATTTAATTTTTTATCAATGTCAATCCAATTAATAGTTACATTTGGATTACCCCAATTCCAACCTATACATTTTTCATTATAATAAAACAATAAACAAAATGAATTAGAATTAAATCTTTGATAACATTCTTCCAATGTTGGTATACCGTCCCATTTTAATTGTTTATGCAATAAATCTATTATTATATTAAAATCTTCGGTATAATCTAAATAATTATTTAAATCTACATATTTTAATTTATAATGAGATTTATGTTCAATTTTAATGAATTTTTCTTTAGTTATTTTATATTGTATAATATCATCCATTTTATATCAATTTATTATTAAATTTAATATTGTCTCTTTCTAAAAACCAAAGTAATGAATATCTCTCACCATTTAAAATTGGTGTTATTTCGTGGTCAATTGTAACATCAAATATGTATGTGTTTCCAACCACTTTATTTAAAATCACTTCTGTTGGATTGTATAATTTGAAATCTCCACCATTAAAATCATCATTCAGTAACACACCCACTGCAGAAATTCTGTCACCTCTAATATCGTTATGTCTACCAAACCAATCCCCACTTACATATTTATGAAAATGTATGTATGGTTTTAATTTAAAAATCTTTATTTCCGTTTCTAATTCAAAAAAATTTTTCAATCTATTAAATATCCACTCTGTATTTTCGTTATACTGCAGTACAAGTGAATTATAACTTCTATCCTTTGATTCCCAATATTGTTGATTTGTTTTTGGTAGAGTTATAATCAATTCACATTCTTCTTTACTAAATAATACTTGTTGTTTTACTATCATATATTCTATATTTTTGACCTTGTGGAAAATTTTCATTTTTTACACAATCTAAATTTATATAATCTATTATTTTTTGAAATCCATTACTATAATATAATTCTTCATATGAAATTTTAAAATAATTAGGATTATTTATATAATTTAATTTGAATGTATTTGTTAGTGAATTAAAATATTTTATTTTTTCTTTACCATTTGTCACACTTGTCATATTATGACTCCATTTTACATGCCAATTATTGGTTTCTCTGGCAACTAACCAAGATTCCAATTGTTCTTTTTTATTTTCTCTATAAAGTATTATGATTTTATCTGAAAATTGTATCAATTCTGTTAAACATATATCTGGTGTATATATTTCCTTAATTAAAAAATGATTAGTATTATATTTCCATTGATAAACTGATTCACCTTTTTTATAATTTGTACTAGTTTTATTTAATGGTTCAAATAATACTGTGAATTCTTTATTGTTCAGAAACCATTTACCTAAATTAGTTGACCCAGTTCTTGGTTCTGCGATAATAGTGATTACCATTTTAAATTAAATATTTTTTATCTTTTGCAAATGGTTTTTCAAATACTTCCCATAAATGATTTTTTAAAATCATAATAGTTTATTTATTTTTTTTTCACTATAAAAATCATCACCATTAAATGTAGTATATTTTAATTCAGGCTGATTATCTTTGTAATATATGTTATTTTTATATGGAATAGTTTCCCAGTCTTCTTTTGGTATAGTAACTCTATATCCATTAAATCTTAAATCAAATTTTTGATATTCAAAAAAACCCACAATTGTACCTTTTTTACAATTATCTACTATATAATCTAAAAATTTAGGTATATTCGGGTCTAAATGTGTATCATGTAATACTCCATCAAACTTCATATTAGTCAATGGTAATAATTCAATCCAATCACCTAATATAACTGTTGTTTTTATTTTTTGTAACTTTGCCCATTCTAATGCTCTTTCATATTGAACCGGATGAATTTCTATTATGGTATGTGATGTCACATTTGGATTTGATTGTATAGCATCGGCAGATAAATGCATTCCAAATCCAATTTCTAATATGTCACCTCCGTTTTTTGTAACAATTTCTGCAAGTTTAGTCATTAAATATTTTTCACCAATGTGCATAATGACATTGTTACCATCGTTTTTTGTATTTTGAATTTCAATTTTTTCTTCAAAAACCTCTATTTGTTCATTCCCTTTCATAGTGTGTTTATTTTGTTTAATTTCATATTATACTTTTATTTTTTTTTGTTATATTTGTAGTTAATACCCAACGAGGAATTAAACTATTATTTGGATTAGTTTTATGATAACACCCACCTTCAAATATAAGTATTTCGTTTGTTTTGGATTCTATTTCTTTCCATAACCAATTATCATCCTTTGTTGATAATTTTATTTTTGTATCATAATTTGGATCTCTAAATAAAATATTTGATGAATTTTCAGGAATTTGTAAATATGCACATATTACTGCAATTACGTTGGTATGATTGTGTTCTTCAATAAAACCACCATTTCCATATTTTGATACCCAAGAATTACTAATAAAATATTCATTTTCTTTTGGATAGTTCCATTTATTAATTAATACATCACTATAAATTGGTGATATAAAACTATAAAAGTCTTTAAGTTCAGGTAAATTTAATGGACTTATTTTATTTTTAAAAGAAGTTAATACATCACCCTTTTCTAAATAGTCTTGATTTTTTATACTGACCATTTTTTCTAAAATGGGTTCTAATACTTCCCAATTAAAATCGTAGGTTGTTTTGTAAAAATTATTAAATAACATTTATTTTAGTTGTGTTGTTGGTGGGGGTATTATAATAAATTATATTTTTTATCTTTTGCAAATGGTTTTTCAAACACTTCCCATAAATGATTTTTTAAATCATCATCTAATATTATTTTATTTATTTTTTTTGGTGATACATTTTCATGAGGTATATCTATTTTTACATCATATCTATTTTCATAAAATGTTTTAAATTTATCCAATTCTTTTATGTCAAATTCATATGTACATTTTTCCCCATCTAAATATTTATTTTGTGATGCAAAAATGTGTGAAAGTCTTTGAGTCTCATACCTAGTATTATTATTTAATACATCTTCCATAGATTGTTTTACTAACATTGATGTACATTTTATTAATCCCGTATTATCATTATATAAAATATTACTGAATGTAGTATTAAAAGTATTGTATATAAAATCATTATCTATGTCTTCATAGTTAATAATAGGAGTTAATTTGTGGTGTTTAATACACACATCCCAAAAGTGTTCCAGTGAAGATATCCATCTATTACTGAAATCTCTTTTTATACAAAACGTTTCTTTATTACCAAATGCAATTTGTAATTGGTTTTTATTTACATGTTGATGCAACCAATTTCTATTAAAAATACTTTCTGTTGTATACAATCTATTCCAATGTTTTATCTCTACATCCGAATTTACAATAGCCTTTTCAATAGAATGACTTGCATTTCTTGGTATAGATACCCATATTAAGTTATTATTTATTAAAATAGACATTATAATATACTTTTTTCTAATTTAATATCATTATAATCAAAAAAATGCATATTACTTGCAATTACAATTCTTTCATTTGTAGATGATGTATTGGTTTTAACATCATGTTCTAAATCTCCTGGGAATATCCAAACCTCATCTTCTTTTGGTAAAAATCCAAATTCCGTACCATCTTTTGTTTTAAAGTATAAATATCCATCATCATTTTTTAAATTATTTGGCATTTGAACATAATATGTGAATGTGTGTGATGTATCAAACATAACGGTTTTATTATTTTGATGTACTCCTGTACTTTCATGTGAATGATATCCTGAATATTTATTTTTATTACTACTAACATAAACCCAACTGTTTATAACACATTCACTTGGAGTATTTATTTCATTTTTTAATGATGTTTTTACTTTATTAATAATAAAATTAGTCTCTTCTAAATTTACTAAAATTGGATATTGTTTACCAGGTGATTTTTCATTCATAGAATTAGTAAAATCCGGATATAAATGTTGAATATATTTTATTTTTTTAATAAATTCTTCTCTATTAAAGGATTCAAATAAACCAACTATTCCTTTATATACAATAATATTTTTATCTATTTCTATTTTTTCTAAAATCATATTATTGATTTTTTTTCTAAAATTACTTTATTACTTATTGGCATTACAATAGACCACCTTTCACCAGATAATATTTCCGTTATTTCATGTTCAGTTGTAGAATTATAAGCTATTGCTGTTCCAATTTCTTTACTTAATATTATCTTATTATCGTTATTATCATAACATATATATTCACCACCAGTATATGAGTCGTTTAATTGAATACCTAAATTCCATCTTCTATCTGGGAAAGATTGATTTAAATCTATATGTTTTTGAAATGAGTCCCCCTTTGAGTATTTATGTAATGAACAACCGCCAGGCCACCCATCTGAATTGTGTTCTATTTTTGAAACATTAGAAAACCATTTTATTATTTTTTCAAACATCCAATGTGTTTCTTCATCATGACGAATATCCCAAACATTAAAAAATTTTCCGATATTTTTACCATTAGTGTGTTTTGTAATATGCTCTACCCTTCTTTTTTCAAAATCAATATTTGGTTCTTTACTTCTAAACACTAAATCAGTATATATGTTGGTATATGATAATATTCTTTCACATTCCTCTTTAGAAAATATTTTTTCTTGATAAATCATATTAAATCTGTTTTTTTAATTTCTGAATTTAATATATGAGTAATCAATACACATCTTACTCCCTTTGTTACTTTATTAACTATATGAGGAGAAAATGCATCAAAAATATATGTATTTCCTATTTCTTTGATTAGCATCGTTTCTTCTCCATTAGATACATCCTTTATAAAAAATTCACCTCCTTCCCATTCGGTATTCAGCATTACACCAACAGTATACATTCTAACATCCACATTTTTGGGATTATAATCTATATGCATATCAATACCCTGTCCTTCTTTATATTTTAGAATTGCAACATCGGATTTTAACTTTTTTAATTTTACTTTTAATTCTTTTTCGGCAAACACTTTTATTCTATCCATAAACCATATAGCATTTTCATTATCCGAAACCCAGTATTCATCAAAGTCGGCATGCATATTATCTTTACTATATCTAGTTTTTCCATCTCTAAATTCCAATGTGTCAGATAATTGTAATATTATATCACATTCCTCTTTAGAAAATATTTTTTTTTGATAAATCATATTAATTGGATATGTTTTAAATACCCTGGTCCGTAATTATGACAAAGTTCACAATCTATATCAATATCATCAATTGCATAAAAGTTTATAATTCTTTTGTTTTCATCAATAATTTTCCATATAGTATTTGGAGTATTACTATGATTATAAATCGTACCAAATCCAAGTGGTAACAATGTACTATCTCCTCTATACCTAAACCAATATGCATCAAACCCTTTAACCGTAGTATCAATACAAAGGGAATAACATTGTTCAATTAATTCACCCTTTTTAATTTTTTGATTAGTAAAAACACCAAATCCCTTTATATTATCGATGTATTTAATATATAGTTTTGGGTTTGTATTTATAACATTCATTTAAATCGTATTTTTAGTTTTCAATTCAGTATCAAATAGATTTTTGTGTTTTTTATCAACATCTTCCCATTTACCTAATGGGCAAGGATTAAATTTATATGACCATATTTTTTTAGAAATAGGACACCCACATTCACCACATTGTTGAACGGAAATGTTTTTGCGTTGTTTAAAAAATTCTTTTAAAGATGGGCATTGTTGACAGATTTCATTTCTATCGTTTGCTCTGTTTTTTTGTTCGATTGTTCCAAAGTAAGAATCTATCCAAGCTTTGGTAATTTCTTTTACGTCTATTGGCATATAACGAATATATTAAAAATAATTGGTTTTACCAAATATTTTATGAACTTAATATATCACTCTTAATAAGAGTTACCATACTTGTAATAACTGATGAAATTTGCAATTTTGTTGCAACTGTTAATTCTATTTGTTCTTTATCTAAAAGTGCCATATTTTTTATTTTTAATTATTTTTTATTTATTACAAACGTAAAAACTACAATTACCACATGCAAAAGAATCGAAACAGGCATTACTTGCACATCCCTTGGTGCATCGATTGTGTTGAATTACTGTTGAATTTGCAGATACAAAAGGTAGATACAAATCCACCGGTTCAACATCTAAAGAACCCAATATTTGGTTTTCTTTAAATATAATTTCCATATTTTGAATGGTTTTTAATTCTACTTCCGATGATTCAAAATTATATGTGATAATAACATCACCAATAGCCATATCATTTACTCTTTTAAATTTAATAACATCACCATCCTTAACCAATAATGGTGAAAGTTTTACATCATCCCACTCAGTTCCATCATCCATTGTTATTTTAATAAATAATTGAGATACGGGTTGAGATTCTCTGGTAGCAACAACAGCTGAGGATATAATACTGAAATTTTCAATAAAATCCGAATAAGTACCAGTCCATGATTGTAATTGATATGTACTTTCATCTAAGTCCAATCCTTGAATGTGTAATGATTTAATTGAATCACCTAATATTAATGAATAAAATGTTTTTCTACTACCATCCATCATTGCAACATCCTGATCAACATCATAAACATATTCATGTGAAGAATCGTCATGTCCTGCCGTATGTGTTATATATTTTGGCCTATCTTTTTTGGCCAACATATTATTCTCATCCCATGTATTATTCCATATTGTTTCTTCAATTTGGTTTAAAACAGTATAACCACCTATATTTAATGTATCCAAATTAGAACCATATAATAAATCTAAACTTCTAATAATGTTTCTTCTACCATCTATTAATTCCGATTGAATAAATTCTTGTAAATAATAATCCGATTCAATTGTAGATTTTAATTCATTTAATTGTGTTAAATTTTCTACTTTGTATAACTTTGGATATACTTCTTTATCATAATTTGGATATCTACTTTTTACAATAAAATTTGGTATGTCGTTAGTATAAACAAAGTCTTCCATTTCGGTAAAATCATCTATTGTAACTCCATCCACTTCTACCGGAATATATGTTTTTACACCAAATGATTCATTGTGAATTACTTTTTGTAATGCAAATTTGTCTCTACAATATTGGTCGTCCACTACTGCAGTGGTGTCATATGAAAGTCTAATAATTAATGTAGATTCATTATCTTCAATAAATGGAACGGTTATCGAACCATTAACTGTTATATGTTCAACGTAGGTTATCCCAATTGAATCACATATTTCTTTTATTTTAGCCGAAAATGGTTTATCCACTTGAGGAACGATACCATTAACTTCTGTAAAATTATTAGATTGGATAAAATCTTGCAAATTTGCAAAATCATATAAATTCCAATTTATAGATACTGACGCGTTTGTGTTCGTTTCAATTACTTTTATATTACCATTTAAATCTTTGATTAAATCACTTGCAATTAATACTGATTTCATATTTTTTTAGTTTCTTTATATAAATACTTATTTTTTATCTTTTAGTCCAAATTTTATCCATTTATACCAAATTCTTTCGTGTAGATAGTATTGAATGGGTTTATATATCAATTCCGCTACCCCAAATGCCGCCCCAACCTTAATCGATCCACTTACCCACCACATTATAATGAACCCAATTAGGGTACTTACAATACGATATGAAATGGTTTTAGCTATATGTCGTTTACGCTCTACTACCATCTGAATTCATTTCCCCATTACGGATTTTAGTTCCACTTATTACTTCTACCTCAGGTGGTGGTTCATGATAAATAACATCATAACCCACTCCACGACCATAATTTATACTTTCAATGTCCGGTATAATAGATATGTTAATTCTATGTGAATTTTCCATAAAAAACGGTTCTCCCGCTAATTCCATCATCACTTCTTGAGCAGTTTTAGGGTTATTTTCATCAGTTGGAACATTTCTAATTGCTACCCACACATCTTTACCCTTTTCTAATTGTTGGTTAATTAACCATTCGTGACCCTTATGCCAATTTTGCCAACGACCCACATACATCGCATATTTCTTACTCATATATTATATATTTAATTTTCTTCTTAATTCTAAAAATGTGTGATATTCACTACTATCGGTAGTGTCGCAGTCAAAATAGTTTTCCAAAGGTGGTTCATACCCCTCAACGTGAAAATGATTACGTCCTCTATCTTGGGTGGTATGTACATAGATTTCCCTTAGGTTTTCCCCCATTTCGTTTTTAAACTCTTCCCTTTGATCTCTGTATGGTGAAACTAACGATACTATAACAATATAACCCTTATGATGAAGGAACTTAGCCAAAATCTGAGCCTTTTCAATGTTTTTCTTCCTTCCTTCCTCTGAATAGTCTTTATTTACGAATATCTCTCTAATATCATCACCATCCACAATTATAGACTTATTAGGGAAACTTGATTGAATCCAAGTTGCCAATGTTGTTTTACCTGCCGCAGGTTGTCCTGTTAACCAATATATCATACTTTAATATACAAAAAGAATTTCAAAAAACAAATTAATGATTGTAAATAAATGGATCTCTTTTACGTAATTCTTCTAATTTCTTTTTAAATTCCTTCTTTCTTTTCTTATCGGCAAAGTATTTCTTTACCCAATTGATTAATTTTTTCATAATTTTTATTTTTTATACATTACATAATTACCCATAACTAAAATATCCATCTCAGTATCAAAGTATGTTTCCACCGCATCTTTTGGTGTTAGTACCATTGTTTTATCTTTTACGTTAAACGACGTATTCAAAAGAATTGGGTAACCACTAAGTTTTTTAAATTCTAATAGTAAATCGTAAATTAAGGTATGTTTATATACAGTTTGGACTCTAGCACTACCATCAACGTGAGTAACCGCCGGTAATTTATCTTTATATTCTTCTTTAACCTTAACCACTTGGTTCATATAAGGAACGTCATCTACCATATCAAAATATGTGTGTTGTTCGTCTTTAATAACCATAGGTGCGAAAGGTCTAAATCCTTCTCTTTTCTTAATAACACGATTAATTTTATCTTTCATGTCAGGGAATGTTGGGTTTGCTAATATTGATCTATTACCCAATGCTCTTGAACCGAACTCAATATGTCCTTGATACCAACCAACGACTTTACCTTCATTTAATCTAAGAGCAATAAATTCTTTTAATTTTCGTTCTGACTCAAATTTTTTGTAGTGATACGGTGTAATTACTTTTTTAATATCATCGTAATAATATTGTGGTCCCAAGAATGGGTTTCTTGTGATTTTACTTCTTACTTTTCTTTCTTTCACTAAATAATGAACAACAGCACCTATTGCAGATCCCGCATCAGAAGGTGCAGGTGGTATCCACAAATGTTCAAAATGTGTTTTTTCTACTATCTTACCATTTGCGGTACCATTATAAGCGCAACCACCACCTAAACATAAATTTTTGTTTTTAGTTTTCTTTTTAACGTGTTTCATCACATCAAACAATACCTCTTCATAAACTCTTTGTATTGAAGCTGCTAAATCTTTATGGTCTTGTGTTATTTCTTCTTCAGGTAATCTTTGTGATACCGATAATAGTTCTGGTAATTTTTCATTGAACATAGTTTTATCGGTTTTATGCCAACAAAATACATCCAAATTACAAGTTAATTTTCCATCAGTAAAATTCATTAGTTTCCTTGCGTTTTTTATATGAACTTTATAATCACCATAAGGAGCTAACCCCATCATCTTATACTCACCCTCGTTTGGTCTAAACCCTAAGAAAGAAGTCATTGCTGAATAAAATAAACCCATTGAATGTGGGTACTCAGCTAATGGTTCGTATTTGATACCTTTATAGTCAGCGTAACCCAAAGAAAGTGTATCTATCTCACCAACACCATCAATTGATAAACAAGTCGCTTCATCAAAAGATGAAGTATAATAGGAATAATAAAGATGTGCCTCATGATGTGTTGAGTAAAATACATTTTGTGATATTTTTCTTAATCTTTCATCAATTTCTTTAACGTTCTTTTTAATTTTTAAATAAGATTTCAAAGAATAAATTGGGTTCTTCAACCATTGAGGTTTGATGTTATCCATCACCCTTTTATATTTTAATTTAGGGTCTTCATAATAACAAACTGCCTGTACATTTTTTGGTGTTAATTTGTATTGTTTGTATATATATTTCAGGGCTTCTTCAGGAAAGGAATTATCATGTTTAATACCTGTAAACTTCTCCTCTTCACATGCAAATATTAATTGGTTATCTCTGAATAAACATACAGATGAATCGTGGTACAGTGCTGAAATTCCTATTATATACATTACTTAATTTTTATATAAAACCTTTTTTAATTGTTCTGGTGTTATGTGTCTTATCGGATTATGAACTCCTAAGGGGTTTGGTGAAAAAACATCCTCCATACTAAATCTCATTGCGGTTTCTATGTCAGCAACTCCGACTCCCTTCATATGTTTCATAAAATAAATATCCTCCCAAATCTGTTCCGTAACAGGGTTATTTTCACAGATTTCTACCATCTTACTCACAGTTCTCAGAGATAGTCCACCATTCCCAACCCATTGATTCTCTTTAGGTTTTCTCCACGGTGCACCAACATAATCGTATTCTAAGAACTCATCAATCCCGTTCCTTAATAATAACGAATCTGTTTGAAAAATTAAAGCCTTATTACCCTTTACTTTCCTCCAAAAATCTACACTTTCCATATATTCACTATGTTGAATGTTTGTTAGGTTGTCAACATCCATATTAACACAAGTAACATTATTTATAAGTGAACATATATTTTGTACTTGAGTTTCATTTTGATTACCATAAAATATCTGTAGTCCCCATTTTATGAGTGAATTTGTTTCGTTTAAGTGAAACATAGTTGATTTGATAACTGTAAGTAAATCAGGATGATTTCTGGGTTCAATTATAACCGCATAATGGTCTGTTTCCTTTGAAATACTTGGAATATAGTCCACATATTTGACATATTCCTCAATCAAATATTGTTCCCAAATTAATTTAGATTCTTCGTTTAATTTCGTCATATATGTGTTTGGCAATTATTTTATAACCTTTTAAATTTGGATGATAATCTCCTTCGTAAAAGTTCTTTTCGTCGTTCCACACACTTCTACTCCCATACTCCCAAACACTAATATCATTTTTTATTTCATACTTTCTTAATACATCAGACACACACCTATCGGGATTTATAAAATACTCTGGTAGTTTTTTTGTATCAACATCCTCCTCCCTAAACGATGGGTAAAAAGAATTAAAGTAAAAATGATTATATCCTTCTAACAATTCTTCCATTAATAGATATATTTCAGTCACATTATGGATATCTTTTGATTTATAACGATATGGATAAGATAACATTATAATAACAATATCATCTTTATTGATAAACCCATTTTCTATTGTTTCTTTTAAATCTTTTAAAATATATTCGTTTCCATAACCACATACCCCTAAATTAACATATTCACATTTTAATTTATCCGAGACCCATCTTGGCCATGAGTTCATATCTCTTAATTTTTGAATAAACATATGAGGAAATGGTTCTTCTTTATATTTTACATCAGTTTCAATTCCATGTCCTGCAGTCCAACTATCCCCAAAACATATTAATCTCATAATCTTTTTCTTTTTAAAATTTCACTGTGGTCTAATAAATGTTCAAAAAATATTTCCGCCTGTAACTGATGTCCTAATTCACCCATATGACCGTCCATTATTTCATAATTGGTTTCGTCCATTATTTTTCCTTTTTGTATACCACCATAATGATCTTGATGTGTTAAATACCACATCATGTTATGTTTGTCTACGAATATAGTACTTTCAATTGCCGCCGGATCTCTTACTACAATATATTTTGAGTCATTTATTATATTATTGTCCTCCGCACTAAAAACTTTTTCATCACTAGACCAATGAAAATCTTCCGCACCCACATTTTTACAAAGTGAACTAATAATTCTAATCCAACTATGAACTTCATATTTCCATATTTTATGTGTCCTATTTACTAATATTTCGTCAATTGTGTTTTGAGACATCCCTAAATCATTATAATTTGAACCTACAGGTAAAACATTATTAAAAATATTCTCTACGAAATTTGCCGCAATAAATCTTGTTAATTTACTCCAACCAAAAATAAGGATATCATCTTTTTTTATTAAATGTGATATATTTGAAAACTGCATTAAAATATTATAGTTAGATGAGCCTCCTAATGCACAATTCATTACATTATAATCCATAAACTTAGCCATAATATTTGGCCATGTCGGAGGTAAATTTCCTCCTCTCCAATTTCTATATCTATCGTAATTGTTTTCGTAAGGTGAATGTACATTATCAATTGGTTCGTATTCTGCGGTAAAACTACAACCAAAGGTCCATAAAGTATTTTTATTTTTATCCATTTATAATATCATTAAAAAAAATATCTGCTTGTTTTTCGTGTCCATCAATACCATAGTGTGAATCACCAACAATACCATTAGTTTCATCACTCATAGATGTACAACCTAATTTATTTAAATAAGATAATAACATTTCTTCACTTTCGGAACACAAATAATTTTTATTTTCTTTAAATTCTTTATTTTCAGAATAAATTAATCTTGGTTCTTCTGACGTCCAAAAATAAACTTTAAAATTTTTGTGTTTTGATAGGGTTCTTATTGCATTTTCCCAAAAATAAATTTCTTCGGCCCATCTATCTCGTTTATTTTCATATAACATAGTTCTATTGTCTATAATTTCTTTTATTGTATCTTTTGAAACGGAACCATAATCTCTATTGGAATCAGGACCAATACTAACAAATTGATTATTGAGTGAAATTCTAAACTTAGATATTAATGACCATCCGATAATAACAATATCCTCATTATCAATTAAACTACAGTTGTCACAAAAGTTTTGAAAAATATCATAATTGGAATTTTCTCCCTTTGCTAAATTTTTAACATTACACATTAATTTATCTCCCAATATAGTTGACCAAGTTGGAATTGTATTAATGTTTTTAATTTCCATATACTTTATATGGTTCTCGTGTAGGTGATTATAATCATAATCAGAACTAAAGCTGTCTCCAAATATCCAAAGTGTTTTCATTATTTTTTATTTCTATAATTTATTATATCATCATAAAACATTTCCGCCATTACCTTATGTCCCGTTTCACCGTAATGTTGTTGGTCATCAACTTTTTTATCAGTATCTTCCCATATTGTATTTGCACCATAAACCAATCTCAAATATTGAGTTACGTCATGAGTTGCGTGTGGTATTAAACAATTAATACTATCTTTAAACTCTTGAGATTCTCTATTGATTATAAAATCATCTGCGGACCATATATAAATTTCACAACCTATTGATTTACAAATTTCAATTATTAATTTTTGAAATGAATATATTTCTTCAACCCATGGTCTCTCGGTTCTATTAACCTGTATTTCAATAATGGCTTTTTTTGTTATTGGTTGACTACCATTATCTATATTTGGATTAAAAATTGGTAATATTGTTGGGAGACATCCGTTAATACCAGATTCATACATTCTAAAACGATGAATTCTTGTCCATTCATAAATTATCACATCTCCCTTTTTAAATTTATGACATTGTTTACAAAATCTATCAAATATTTTATAAATGGATGAACCAGGCCACGCATGATTTTCTAGTTCCAATTCCAATTTTTCTGATAAAATTTCGGGCCATATTTTAGGTAACGTTTTATTTCTCCAATTATAATATTGAATCATTATATTACTTCCATTTGAAAAATCATCCAAATGAAACCCATGTGTGAAACTACACCCAAATGTCCAAAGTTTATTCATTAATTAATTTTTTAACTTTATTATATATTATCTTATTTCCTTTGTTATTCATATGGTTCATCAACCCCTTATTATTTAAATACACGTCTTCAAAACCATAAACTTTATCATTTTTAAAACTATCAAAAAATGTAATGTTTATTGCATTTGGGTAATTAACTTGGATTTCATTCATTATTAATTCATACGTATATATAAAATATTCTGGATAAAATATATTTTCATAAAAATCAACTGCCGTTTTTGCTATTGGATTTTTAACGTGTTCTTTTATGTCACTATATATTAAATCACAATCTCTATGTAATATATCGTTTGAATGTATTGGGTGTTCAATAATTGGTATTCTATACGGACTGGTGTGTGATATTAAAACATAATCATATTGTGTAATATCTTGAGATAACAATTGTTTACGAATTTTATATTCACTAACCCCCGCTTGAGCTATGTTAGTCACATCAAATTCATCACACAACATATTAACCCATCCAATACCTTCGTATTTTTTGGTCCAATCTGCGGCAAAACTATCTCCTGTTATTAGTAGTTTATTCATATTAAACTATCAAAAAATTTATAATCTTCATCAACTATTTTTAATATATCAATTACTTTATTTTTATTTTCTTGAAATCTTATTTTATTATTTTTATAAAAATAAATGAGTTCATCCTTCATATTGTTTAGTCGTTTAATTTCATTTACAAACATATCAAGTCTTTTTCTTTGATTAGGTTCATTGTCATAACTATGGTCCACTATGTCATCAAAGAAATCAAATCCATGTAATTCCTTCATTTTTTTTATGTGTCCAAAAGATGATAATATTAATGGAAATTGATAATAAAATAGAGGTTTAAATGATTTTTCGGAAATATGTACATTATTATTCTCATCTAAAAACATAGATTCTGTTATTATGTTTACATATGAACTTTCATAGTTTTCCATTAATTCGGGGTTGTGAAGCCAAATTGGGAACCCCTCAGTATTAATTTCGTTAAATTGATTAAACCAACCTTTATCTTCTTCATATTCACTTCTTTTAAATTTTAATTTAAAAAAATACTCAATTTCATCGTTGTAATATTTTTTATCATCATATGTGAATATCTTAGTATAAAAATCATCTTTTGGACTACAGTCCCAGCCAGGTACCAATGACCAATTAATTTCTTCTAATAGTCCCTCCTTTTTTATCATACATAAAAATGCGTATCTGTGTACTTTTGGTGATTTATTAAAACACATAAAAAATTTACCTTTTTTATTATCAACAAAATCACATCCTCCCATTTTATCTAAAACTTTAGTTGATGAATGAGGAATAAAATTTAATTTGTATACATTAATTTCACTATTATATTTTTCTTTATATTCTTCTAACTTAGAATTATTGTTGACTATATATATTTTTTTTGTATCAATTCCATTATCAATCATATATTTGTTAATAAGTCTAAAACTTTTTTCATTGTCAGGTTCATGTTCTGTTAAAAATATAACATAAAAATTGTCATATTTTTTAAGAAAATCTTTTATGTGGAAGTCTAAAGGGTCTAATATTTTAACATTATGAATATCTCTTTCGTCAATAAACATTTCATGTGCATTTACACCTCCGTGACTGATTATGAAATAGTAATTTTGATTAATGTTATCTATAACTTCACCAAGTTTACATTTCTTTTTTTTAAACTTATCAGTAAATGAAGTGTCATCCATATAATGTAAGATTAAATTATCGGGGTCGTTCATATGTAAAGTTGGGAAATTCAATTTTAAGTTTGGGTATGGTATTCCGCTTTCGTCATCCCACCTGTCGTATACTAAATTAAAAACTTTTTGCATTATATTAAATTTGTGAAGTATTGATAGTCGTTGAATAATAAATCCATAATATTTATTACTTTTTGTTTATTTTGTTCAAACCTATATTGATTATTATTATAGAATTCAATGAACATTTGTTTATTATCATTAATTCTTAAGATTTCCTTAAAATATAATTTAAATCTTTCTTCATTGTTAATGACATTATCATATGAATAATCAATCATGTCCTCAAAAAAGTCCAAGTCATATAATTCCTTCATTTTTTTTATATGGTTTTTACTTGCCATAATTAATGGAAACTGATAATAGTAAAATGGTTTATAAGACTTTTCTGTTATGTGTATTAATTCACCCCCTTCATCAAAAACAGATTCGGTTGTCAAATTTACATAACTATTTTCATAATTTTTTATATTCTCATTCATAGTCAATTCTATAACTACTCCTCTATTAAATTCTATCTCAGGTTCGTAATCACTAAATTTATATTCTAAATTTTTAAAATATTCAATTTCATTTGAAAGTGTGGTGACTAAATCTTCATTCATTATTTTTTTTAACCTATCCGTATTTATTAACCCTTTATTAGTTGGTAAGAATGACCAATTTGTTTGTTCTAATAAATTATATTTTTTCAGAAGTATTAACAAACCATAACGATGTGTTTTATCTTCTTTATTAAATGTCATAAAAAATTTACCTAATTTATTTTTTTTAAAAAAGCTATCGGTAGAATGTATCATATCACCTATCTTATTATTTGATAATATGTTCAATCTATATATATTAAAATTGGTATTATATTTAATTTGCAGTTCATTTAAATTAGAACCATTATTCACTAAGTGTATTTTTTTCTCATTGAACTTATATTCATTAAATAGATTTTTTAAAAAAATTAATTTTGTACTATCTAATGATTCGTGCGCCGAATATATCAATAAATTAAAATTGTCATCATTTAACAATCTGTTTTTAATTTTTTCAATTTTATTAATTTCATTAGAAATAATAAAAGATTGTTCTATTACATAATATACTTTTTTATTATACTTAAATTCAAAATCAATCTTGTTATATTCAATATCCCATTTATATTTAATCCTATCTAAAATTTTTTCAAATTCGTCATGAATTTCATCAGATATATATGTAAACTTATTTTCCACCATAATAAATTGTATCTGGTTTATTTCGTTCTCTCCAAGGATCTAAAACCACACTACCTTCAGGAAATACAGTTTCGTTATAAACACCACGATGTCCTAATAGGTATACTGCAGGTTCAACAATTTTATCATAATATAACCAAGGATAATCCAAATAGTGAGCTATTAATTTAGAATATGAACCATCTACATATGGTACACCTGGTTTATAACTTTCACCTAAAATAACAATTGGTAACTTACTTTCATTATGTAATTCAATCAACTTCTTTGCTATATTTTTTGCCTGTAGTTCTCTAGATTTCATTATTGCATCAAACAAATCGTAACCTAAATCATATTCTTTGGCCATATATCTCAAGGCAATATTATCTCTTGGGTGACACCCTCCTCCATCTCCCATACCTGCTTTCATATATGCGGGACCTAATATTCTATATGTACTTCTTTCTAATGCACCTGTGACAACGTCAGTATTCATATTACCATTTTTCTCAGCCACGTCCATAATCATATTGACTAATGATATTTTCGTTGAGATAAATGTATTGTAGAATATTTTGATTGCTTCAGCATCATCCCAAGTTCCAATTTCACATCTTGTTTTTGGATAAACAAATGTTCCATAAAATTCAGTCAGTTTATCCGCATCACCCGTTGTGGTTCCATCTTCAGTACCAATTATAATCATTTCGGGTCTAATCATATCTTCCTTAACTGTTCCCATTGCAATAAGATAAGGATTATATATGAAACGATAATTTTTAACTAAAGGAATAAATTCTCTTCTTGTTGTACCAGGTAAAACTGTTGATATTAAAACAACCAATTGTTCTTTAGTAGTGTATTGATTAATTTCTTCCAATACGTTTTTAACAATTGAATAATCAAAATCTTTTGGTTCTAAATGTGATGTTGGTTGACTACCGTCATACTCAGGATGATGTGGTGTTGGTACCGCAATAAAAATAATCTCTCCGTGTTTACACACGTCTTCTATTGACCAAGTCATTTCAAACTTACAATCATGAATTGTTCTAGTGTCATAACCTAAAACATCGTGACCCGCTTCATGCATCACTTCCGCGGCATCCTTACCTAATTTCCCAATACCTATAAATCCTACTTTCATATTTTATTTTTTATTGTTGACCATACTTCTTGATAAATGTTAATTAAATCATTACATGTACCGTCATCGTTATATTTTTTATTATAATAAATTTTATAATGGTTTTGATTGAACTTACATATTTCTTCCATCTCTTCCCTAATTTTTGTTAATTCATCAATACTTTTATTATCAAATTTCTTCAATTCGTTAACAACCATTTCTGCTCTATGAACCCTGTCGGCGATTTCATCATACGATTCGTCAATCCACTTATCAAATGTCTTAAACCCCCATTCTTTTAATAACTTCAAAGAATATTGATTACCGTATAATATAAATGGATGTCCGACCATTATAGGTTTCCATATTTTTTCTGAAAAGAATAATGTGTCATCATCCGCTAAAGATTCGGTTACGATTGAAATGAACGTTTTTTCATAATCCTCCTTAGTAATATTTATCGCTAAATTATAAAACAAGTCGTACCTTGTGTCTATTACAAATGGTGCATTATCTCTTAGATAAATAAAATCGTCCAAATTATCGCCAGGCATTGGTTCGTAAATCAAATTATTCAAACTAATCCATCCTCTATTAAATAATTGTTCTCTCAACATTATCAACAAGAATTGTATTCTTTGTGGTCTTGGGTTTCTATTATAAGAAAGAAACAAATACCTATCATCTATAGGTTTAAATTTAACTACTTCAGTTTCGTCATATCTATTCCACGGTTCAAAATAATGAATTGGTCTACCTTGAAAATTCAAACCCTTTTTATCTATTAATTCTTGTATTAAGTAATTACCTGATACGTAATATATTGAGTCTTTCGGTAGATTAGAATCTACTCTCCACTTTTCAATGATTTCTAAATCGTAGTTACCCTTTGAGCCAGAATATCCTTCATAAAGGAATATTAACATTATTTTAGACCTACCTTCACGTATATCATTCAAATATTTTTCGGACACACACTTAAAGCCAATATTTTCATTATCTCTAAAAAAACTAAATGAATATACATTAATTACATATATATGTGGTTGATTATCAATATTTTCGTAAGGAACATAATCAAGTTGTTTTATATGCTTTGGTGTGACATTATCCCATAATCTATTATCTTCAAACAAATCCCCATCTTCGGTGAACACATTCCAATCACCCCACATTAAAGGTCTACTTAATCTTTTAAGTTCTTTTAAATACCAAGTTTTAGATGCTCCATTTGGTCTATAATAGTTTAAGATACTATCCCACTCCTCCAAACTACAAATAATTTTTTCCATATTAATAGTAAAATATACGAATTTTATTTGAAAAATGATATTTTTTTCGTATATTTTTTAAATGAAAATTTTAATTACAGGAGGCGCTGGATATCTTGGTTCCGTTATAACGGGAAAAATGTTAAATGAAGGTTATGAAGTGACCGTACTTGATAAACTAATCTTTAATCAAGTATCTCTTTTATCTTACACATCTAATCCAAATTTTAGATTTATACATGGTGATGTTCGTGATGAAAGTTTATTAGAAAGACTATGTAATGAGTCTGATGTTATAATCCCATTAGCGGCAATCGTTGGATTTCCCGCGTGTAAGTCAGAACCTGAATTGGCCAAAGAAATTAATTTCAAACAAATTGTGAATATTGTAAAATATTGTAACAATAAAAATAAAAAAATATTATACCCTAACACTAATAGTGGTTATGGTTTAGGTACGGGTCAGGTGGAATGTGATGAAGAATCACCACTAACACCAATATCCGTATATGGTCAAACAAAATGTGAGGCTGAAAATTTCCTAAAAACATCAACAGACGCTATTATTTTTAGATTGGCAACCGTATTTGGTGTTTCTCCTCGTATGAGAACTGACCTATTAGTAAATGATTTCACATATAAAGCAATCACTGACAAATATATTGTTGTATTTGAAAAATCGTTCAAACGTAATTTCATACATATTCAAGACGTTGCAAATGTTTTCTTATTTATGTTAAAAAATTATGATAGATATAAAGGAGAAATTTTCAATGTTGGTTTGAGTAGTGCTAATTTAAGTAAACAAGAATTACTTGAAAAAATACAAGAACATGTTAAGAATTTTGCGGTATCATATAACGATTTTTATGAAGATCCCGATAAAAGAAATTATATAGTTTCAAATAATAAAGTTGAATTAACTGGTTGGAAAGCTGAATGGGATTTAGATAAAGGAATAGAAGAATTAATAATGGCATATCAAATGATTGTACCGAAAATGGGTGCAGAATTTAGAAACGGATTTCCTTTAGGATACGCAAATAAAACATAATATGAGTAACAAGTGGGATGAGTTCGTAGAAACTCCATCAAAAAAATTCGGTTATCAAGTTCCATCATTTCAACCATCAGTATTCAGAGAGTATAGAGGTGAAATATTTACAACTTTTCATTCAGAAGAACACCCAGTAATGAGACATATTCATTATGAAAAGAGTGAGATATCAATTCATGGTAGATTCTCTCGTTCATATAAAGGTGTATTAAGAGGTCTACATTGGGATAATAAAACATGGAAATTAGTTCAAGCGGCAGTAGGTGATATCTATTTAGTCGTTTTAGATATGAGACCAACATCTGATACATTTGGTGAATGGGAATCGTATATTATAAGTGAAAGATTGAGAAACCAAGTATTAGTACCCCCAGGTTTTGCAAATGGTCACTACGCATTGTCTGATTGTATGTTTCACTATAACCTATTCTATAAAGATGGATATGTAGATGCGGATGAACAAGGTGTAGTTAAATGGAACGACCCTGAATATCAAATGGAATGGCCAACAGATAAACCAATATTACAAAAACGAGATAGATGATAAAAAATTTAGTAGATGAATTACCAATTGTGAATAATCCATTATGGGATAAAGCCGGATTAATTCAATTTGAAAGAAAAATGGCTGACCATTGGGAAGTCGGTAAAGTAAGAGGTCCAATTCACTTGAGTGGTGGAAATGAGGACGAATTAATTGATATATTCAAATATATTAAACCAACAGATTGGGTATTTTCAACTTGGAGATCTCATTATCATGCACTACTACACGGTGTGCCGTCTGAATGGGTGGAACAAGAAATATTAGAGGGTAGGTCAATTACTTTAGTTAATAAAGAAAATAGATTTTACGCTTCAGCAATTGTAGGGGCCATCATACCTATCGCCACAGGTGTGGCAATGGCAAATAAAAGAGATGGTAACAATGATAAAGTATGGTGTTTCATTGGTGATATGGCATTTGAAACCGGTGGTTTCTATGAAATGCACAAATATGCAAAACGTTACGATTTACCAATAAGATTCATTGTTGAGGATAATGGTGTGTCAACAAACACTCCCACAGAGGAAACTTGGAATGGTGTAAAAAGAGATGTTCCTAATGATGTTATTTGGTATAATTATAAAAAAGAGTGGCCGCACTACGGAACAGGAAAATGGGTTATTTTTTAAATATAATTTGTGATAATTTAGATAATTTAGATGATTCACATTACGTGAACAATAAAAAACCTTCAGATGATGAGAGATTTTTATATGTTCAAAATTTACTTAAATTATCAGGTGTTGAAAACATTAGAAAATCTAACGTTGATGACAATGCCGAAAATGTAAATGAAAATTATTATTATTTTCTAACACATATTAACGATTTGAGTCGTTTTGAGAATAAAAATTTATTGGATAAAGATTATCCATTTACCGAACATTTAAGAGGTAGAATTAGAAGTGACAGTAATTTTAAAATTATTTTACTTGATGAATATGACGTTGTTGAATCTCTTAAAAAAGTATATGATAAATTATTTATTTCGTTTAAGAATGTTATTATTTTAAAACCAAATGATTTAAAATTAGATTATTTGAATCAACTAAGGGTTTTTGATAAAAAAACATTTAACATTGTCTATGATAGATGGTCCGATGATTATACCACTTATCACGCAAATTTATATCCAGCACATAGAGATTACTATAGATATAAAATTGTGATTGGTTTGTTTAGATTCTATAATCTTTTTCATGATATAAGAAATTGTGTTTTGGATGAGGTTTATGAAAATCCTAATGAGAACTATTTTTATTTTATTAACAGCGATAATTTTCATCATCATGTTATGGAAGTTGAGACGTTACCTTTACCTCCTAAGGTTAGAGAATGTTTCAATAAATGTTTAAATTTTCATATTATAATGTTAAATGAACACGAATTTGAATATGAAGATTATGTAGTATACTTAAATAAATTAATAATAAAAGAAGGATTAGATTATAGGAGAATCCATATGTTAAATAATAATTCAAAATTAGATTATTATAAGCAAAAACATAATATATTATATAACATGTATTCTTTGGATTTTTTGGTTATGTTCATATCAACTCATATGGTTGAACTTGGTGATCCTAATTTTGTACCCGAAAAAAACGGTGAATTTTTCTTATGTCACAATAGAAGTCCAAAGCCTCATAGATATTCTTTTTTATGTATGTTAAAAAAAGATGGAATTTTAGAACACATAGATTGGTCTTTAATTATGGGATGGTATCATAAACAGGAGAAAAGACATGAAGATGAAAATTACTATTCAGAATTTTTTATAGGTGATGAAAAAAATGAATATAAAGATGAGATTAAATTCTTAACTGAAATTGATATTAAAAAAAGTAAACACGAAGAAAATAGAACTTGGTTTGACGATACTAGTGATGGTGCTCAAATTTTTTGGAATAGAGTGTATGCTCGTAAAACATATGAGGATACATATGTTAATATAACAACCGAATCATGTTATTCACCCAAAGAAATACATATCACCGAAAAATCAATGAAACCATTTTACTTTTATCAATTCCCAATATTTTTGGCTTCATATAATCATGTAAAATATCTAAAAGATAGATTTAAATTTGATATGTTTGATGACATAATAAGTCATGATTATGACGATGAACCAGATAATCGTATTAGAATGCATAAAGTTATTACGGAGATTAAACGAATGTATGAAAATAAAGAATTCTTTATGGAATTCTATAAAAACAATAAAGAAAGATTTGATAAAAATCGTCAGAAAGTTTTTGATATATATAATTCAAAAAATGACGTTAACTTTTTCAAATCGTTAACTGATGTTAAAATTGATGACTATTTAAATTTAGAAAAAAAAATAATATAAAATGGAGAGAAAAACAGTGTTGTTAACGGGTTGTTCAGGTTTAGTTGGTACATTTCTATTAACTGAATTATTAAGAGATAATTTTAATTATTTCGTTGTGGGTATTGACTTAAAAGAACCTGAAATTAACTATAATAATCTATATAAAAATAGATTTGAGTTTATAAAAATGGATTTAACTGTAGATGGTTCAATTAAAAAATTATTTGAAAAATACAGTTTTGATGTCGTATTTAATACATTTGGTATTAAAGGTTCACCAATTAAAGCAAAAACTAAACCAGTGGATTTTTTATATCCATCAATAAAAATTAACACTGAGATAATAAATCAATGTGCATTAAAAGATATATGGTTAGTTTTTGTGAGTTCTGTTGGTGTTTATTCACCCGCCGAAAAGTTTGTTGAAGATACCGTTTGGAATACTTTACCATCTGAACATGATTGGTTTCCGTCTTGGTCTAAAAGAGTTGGCGAGATGTTATTAGAGGCATATAAAGTACAATATGGGTATGAAAAATGGTCCATTATTAGACCTGCAAATATATATGGTGACTACGATGATTATAGTGGAAGTGGTACTGTAATTTCTTCAACAATAAAGAAAATACATGAAGCAACTGATTCAATTGAGTCTTGGGGTGATGGTAGTTCAATTAGAGACTTTGTCTATGGAAAAGATGTTGCATTTGCAATTAAAAAAATGTACGAAGATGGTATACATGATGTAATTAATTTTGGTTCGGGTGTTGAGATTACAATTAAATCTATGATTGAATCGTTAGTAAAAATAAGTGGTAAGGATATTACCATTAAATGGGACACATCAAAACCTAATGGTGATTTAAGAAGACAAATGGATACCACAAAACAAGAAAAATATGGTTTACTACCTACAACACCTTTTGAAGAAGGTTTAGCTAAAACATATTATTATTATAAAACTCAATTTCCTATTGAAGGTGTTAATTTTAATGTAAGAGAATTTTTAACTAACGGTGGTTATTACTTTGGTAAAATTGAGGAACTTATACCCGATATGGAAAAGTTTAAAGAGATTCTTAATGGTATAAAAGAATCTACTAAAGATAATAGTAATTTTAGTTATAGATTTGATTATAAATTAATTGCCGAAAAAAATCAAATTGATAGTTGGGAAAAAAAGTTACATTACACATCAGATGAAATTTCGGGATTAGAAAATTATATAAAAGAAAAAGAAGGATTAGAGGTACAAAGATGGTGGGAAAGTAAACATTTTAATGATGATTTACAAAAAGGTAGGGATTATCTTCGTTTTGTAATTGAGGATTACATAGGTAAAATATATCCAATATTAAGAGGTAACTACAATCACCAAGACGCATATACAATTTATGAAAATGGTGATCATATAACACCTCACAATGATGGGGAAAATAGAAAAAGATATTGTGTTATTTTAATTTACTTATCCGACGAAAATGATTATAATAATGGTGGTGGGGAGTTGAGAATTAATGAAAATAATGAAGTTAATTATGTAAAACCAACTTTAGGTAATTTTGCATTATTAGATTTCACTTTAAATAATCCTGATCATTCGGTGGAAAAGGTAAAAAATGATTTTAGACGATTAACTTATATTGATTTCGTTCACGATAAAAAATTAGTTGAGGAGGAATATAGATTAGAAGACTTAAAAAAACAAAATATAATATGATAGACAAAAATTCAAAGATATTAATTACCGGCGGTTCGGGATTGGTAGGTCAAAACTTAACCGCAAGATTAATTAAAGAAGGTTATACCAATTTAAGAGTAAACCTTCATAAAAGAGGTGTAAGAACCACTTACGATGGTGTTGAGTATAGTAAGTACGATTTACAAACCTATGAAGGTTGTATGAATGCAACTAAAGATGTAGATGTTGTATTTCACGCAGCAGCCTCCACATCAAATGCTGTTGATACAGTAGTTGATCCATTAGCTCACGTAACTCCAAATGTGGCAATGAATAATTTTTTAATTGATTCCGCTTGGAGAAACGAAGTTAAACATTATGTATTTATATCATCTAATACTGTTTATCCACCTAAAGGTGATGAACCGGTAGTTGAGACTGATTTCTTATTTGATGAACCATATCCTGTTTATTTTCCTGTTGGTTGGATGAAGAGATATGCTGAGGTTCAATGTGAGTTGTATGCAAAATACTTACCACGAACAATGAAATGTACTGTGATTAGACCAGCGAATTTGTTTGGCCCTCACGATAAATATGATTTCAACAAATGTCACGTTACTCCTGCAACAATTCGTAAGGTTGCTGATAAAATGGACCCAATACCAGTGTGGGGTGACGGTTCCGAATTAAGAGATTTACTATACATTGAAGACTTTGTTGAGGCATTACAAGTGGTGATGGAAAATGAGACTGAAATGTTCCAAACATATAATGTTGGTTCAAACACTGTATACTCAGTAAATAAAGTTTTAGAAATAATGAGAGCAATTGCAGAACATGAGGTACCAACCGAATACATTCAAGGAAAACCGTCTATGATTCCAACTCGTAAAATTGATTCAAATAAAATAAAAGAGAATTTAGGTTGGGAAGCTAAGACAACTATTCAAAACGGATTAAGATTAGCTTACGATTGGTATTTACAACACAAAAACGAATTTAATTAATGAAAGGATTATTATTTGGGGGTTGCTCATTCACATGGGGACAAGGATTGTACTTTTATTCCGAATTACCGAATCTTTACAATCCACCTCCATATCAATATCATGCAGATAAAATTACGGACGCTCAAATTAAATTTAAAGATACAATTAGGTTTCCAAGATTAGTTGCAAATCATTTTAATACGTTTGAAGTTTTCAAAAACGTAAACGGTGGGTCTGAGGACGAGACATTTGATTTTTTTGATAATATACTAACAGATTCAGAAAAAAAGAAAATATATAGTCATTATTCAAACGAAAGATATACCTATGACGATTTTGATTATGTGATAATCCAACTTTCTCAATTGTTTAGAAATAACTTTTACTTTGAAGTTAATGGTGAATCTTTTTCATGTAACCTACCTCCTAAAGCGGATTGGGGTGACACATCTAATTTATTAAAATGGATGGAAGTAAATAACTATTCTATTGATGATTGGAAAAATCAATTATCTGAACAACAATATCATAGACTAATTAAACAGATAAGATTTTACGAAGAAAAAGGTTTAAAAACTAAGATACTTACTTGGGAAGATGATTTATTACATCATATTAAAAATGATGAGTTTTTAAATTCAAGATTTATACAATTACATTACAATGGTGAGGTTTTTGACACTATACAACAGTTACAACAAAAACATAAAGAAATGTATATTGAACATGACCCTTACTTTAATGGATACGTTTATAATGATCATCATCCGTCAAAAAAATGTCACAGAGTAATTGCCGATAGTATTATTAGCGTAATTGAAAACGAATTATAATATGAAAGGAATTATATTTGCCGGTTGTTCATTTACTTGGGGTCAAGGATTATATTATTACTCTAATTTACCTAATGTAATAAAATTAAGTGATAGTGAGTTTAATCAAAAATTCATAACCGACGCACAAATAAAATTTAAAAATACACTTTATTACCCAAGATTAGTTGCAAATCATTTTAATACATTTGAAGTTGTTAAATCTAATAATGGGGGTAGTGAATACGATTCATTTGAATTTATTGAAGACTCGTTTAACGGAAAATCACCGATTTGTTGTTTAAATTATGATGATATTGAATATATCATATTTCAAACAAGTCAAATAACAAGAAATAAATTTAAATTTAATTATAAAGGGACAGATTATAACCTTAATATTCCATTTAAAAATCAATTTTCTGATAATAAAGAAGATAGAATTTTTATTGAGTGGTTGTATGAAAATAATTCATCATTTGATGAATGGTATGATATTTTTAAAAATCAAATTTTACGTGAATTAAATGAATTTTTAAAATTTTATGAAGAAAAAGGTATAAAAACTAAAATACTATGTTGGCAAGATGATTTATTAAAATTAATCTTCAATAATGAGGAAATTTCAAAAAAATTGATTATATTAGATTATAATAATAAAACGTATAATTGTATTGACGATTTAATTAAATTAAATAATGGTATGTTAATATCAAACGATTCGGATTTAACTAATCCTCCTCAAGATCATCATCCATCAAAAAATTGTCATAGGATTATTGCCGATAGTATTATAAAAAACATAGAAAAAGATATATTATGAGTTCACCACAATACACCCCATATAAGGACGCATTGACTAATTCAATGACTTACCTTGGGCAACAAGAAAACACCGTTTTTATAGGTCAACAAGTCCTTTGGCACGGTAATCCTATGAGTACAACCATTGGAGACGTTCCTAAAGATAAATTAATTGAACTTCCCGTTATGGAAGAATCTCAAATGGGTATGTCATTAGGTATGGCAATGGCCGGTAAATTTGTTATTACATTCTACCCTCGTTGGGATTTTGTAATATGTGCAACAAATCAGTTAGTTAACCACGTGGACAAAATTGGTTTAATGAGTAAGGGTGAATGGACACCTAATATGATTATTCGTTTAGGTAAAGGTTCAGATAAACCGTTAGACCCTGGTCATCAACATAGAGGAAACTATTTTGATGAATTCAAATCCATGTGTCCTAATACTAAATTTTGGGATTTAAAAAATTACAATGAAATTGAAACAATATATAAGTCAGCATATTCTTTAGGTGGTATTCATGTTATAGTTGAATATCCTGAGTTATATTACGAATCATAAAAAAAGGGACATAATTGTCCCTTTTTTATTATCCTTCTTGTTGGTCTTTCTTTGGCCAACTAACTTCCCAATCTTTAAAATCTGCAGCAATGCAATCAATTTTATAGTCTTTTCTACCACCTACAACTTCTTGTATTTTATTCTTAGCTGTATTTCTAATACCATTTAATCCATGTGTTAATGCTAACATACTTGGACCTTCTTTTCCACTTCTTACATTAGACTCGTTATGCCAAATATGTAAATTCATCTGTGCACATACGATAACCGCTCTTAACATTTCACCAGTTATTGTAACATTTTCTTCCTCTAATATTGATTGTATATCATATGTAATATCCGCAATTTCTTTTGCATATTCTTCTTTATGTTCAGTTATAAAAACTTCTTTTAATTGTACAATTGATAATCTATCAAGTAATTCAGATAGTGTTGGTAAAAATTTTCTTTCTCTCATTATATTAATTTTTAATTTTATTAATGTGTTCGTATAAAACATTTGCTATTGCCTCATGACCCAAGTAACTTGGATGTGAACATTTTGTAATATAACCTTTAGGACTTAATTTTTCAAGTGAATATCCAAATTCATAATACTTTGCTGCAGATTCTTCTAAAAATAAATCTTCTCTTCCTTCTAAATGTAATAGATAATCGGTTATACATTTAAAACCTTTCGGTTTAAAAAAATTATCCCAATCTATAATATCTACTAATCCATTTATATATTCTTCACTTTCATCCATATAATCTAAATGATTACCTCTAATTTTATTAAAGAAATAATCTCTACCATATTCAGGTCTAAATGCACTTGTTATAATTAATTTAGCATCATTAACTTTACACCAGTTTTTTAATTCGGCGATTGATGTTAATAACTCAATTATTGCAGACCTATCGGAATAAACGTGTTCATTATATAAACTCCATAACTCCGCATGTTCGTGTTGTGAATTACTAATACCCCATAATGTATAAAAGTGCATATGTTCTAAAAACTTTTTATACACAAAATCAACTCTTTCGTAACCTGTTAACATTAAAATTACTATCTTTTCTTTCGCCTTTTCAATACCTAAATCAGGATGTAAATAAAGTTCTTTTATTGCAGCCCTATTTCCTCTACCGGTCATTCCCATATTAATCGGAATAAAATCTGTCAAATGATTACTACATAATTTATGAACCCATGAATTTTCTAAATTAGAGATATCAATATCATATCTAGATTCTCTATCTGACATTTTTTTTAAATCCCAATTATATTTTTCCCATAAATCAATTGAACATGCACCTTCACCTTGTGTAAAACTATCCCCTAAACTAATCACTATTTTACTATCCTCAGTAATATTAATTTTACTTTTCTGATGTTTGAACATTATAGTAATTTCTGTTTGGTGGTCATTTGACAATAATCTCTCATTTCAATAAACGCATCCGGATATCTAAATAACTTATCAATCAATGTACTATAGTTATATTCAATAACATCCTCCATAGATTTATACCATTCAATCTTATCTTTAATCATTGTTGTTTTCCTAATTGATTCAATAATTGAATTTAATCTTTCATGTGTTGGTAATATATCAAATCCTTCATCTATGAATCCATCAAAAGTTTTGTATCCAATTTTTCTCATCATTGACATACTATCTTTGTTTCCCATAATTAAAAATGGGTGACGGCAACCAATTACCTTAAAAGTTTTTTCACTTAAAAACATTGTATTATCAGAATCACCACAATGAGCTTCACTAACAACAGTGAAAAATGTGTCCTTTACAACCTGTTCAGGAAATCTATTGATGTATATATTATCGTCTAAAACATTATTAGGAGTTTCATAAACTAACAATGGTAATATACTTGAGCATTCATCTAATAATCCATCTTCTAAAAATTTACCTTCCCAATGATACCAATGTTTATCAAACTCATTCATACTAACCAATCCTTCATTCAATAAACCTGAATTATATAAATAATAATAAAACCAAACTCTATGTGGTCTGATTCGTTTATTTAAACATGCGTATGTTTTTAACTGATGTGGATTTTGAATTTTGTAATTAATACTCTGAGAAAAACTTGGTAATTTATTCTCACTATTTTCTTTATTCCTACCCCAAGTTGTCATACCCATATCTAATTCAAAATGTGGGTATGGTATAACCTTCATTCTTTCTTCTATTCTATTTTCATTACACCAATTTTTATATACATCATCGGCAATCATGTTACCGGTAACATAAATAATTCTTTTAGGTGAAATTTCCCATTGTTTACATTCACTATGAAACCAATCCCATAACCAAGGTGTTTGATATCCTTCGAGACTTTGATCTAACATTAAAAATGCTCTATTCTCTCTTAAATCTTTTAAATATTTTTCATTCAAATAACTAAATAAACTTTTAACTTTTGGGTCATAACCAGTCCAATCATCTGGACTATGATTTACACAAGATGCTATTACATAAGAATCTAATTCATCGCTTGCTGGAAAAATACCAAATTCTTTACTTTTACCATTAGCATTAACATATATTTGTGTTGATGTAAAAAGAGGTGATATTGCAAATCTTGGTATACCTGATTTGTTTATATCTTTGTTTGATGTGAAATTAGAAAGTCTATTTGTATCCTCAAAAAGAAAATTCATTATTCTTCTATTTTATTATAATTATCTGAAACATAAACACCCGGTTCAAAGTGTGTAATTCTACCATCAGTGACATTTACGTGGGGTATATTCGGGTCAATTTCTATTGAGTTAAACCAATCCGCTAATTCAGGGAAAGTGTCAACAAACGACTTATTTCTACGAATATCGTACTGAACATAAAAACTCTTAAAGTCGTGGAATTGTAAATCAATATCGGTTTCAGTTGTAACGTGACCTCTATTAACCACTTCAATATAATCAATTAACCTTTGAATTTGTGCCTTCTCGTTTTGATTTAATAATGGATTATTTTTATGTCTTCTGTACCATATTGATAACTTACCGTGTAATTCTCTTTTGATATCATCAGGTAATGTTAATGGAGACATAAATGCTGGCCATCTTAATATGTTAAAATCAACAACAGGTTTATTTGCACCATATTGTTTCTTTAACTTTAACATATCATCTAAAAACTCCGTAATACTGAATAAACATAAACTATTAATTGTCATCATAATAACAACTTGTCTAATTTTAGCCTCTTCAATAACTCTAACTAAATTAGCTCTCCATAAATCATATTTTAAACCATCTCTAATATATTCAGCATGTTCACCATAAGATTCGTTAGATGTGTACAAATCAAATTCTTTGATATCTAATTCGTGAGATATATTAATTAACCTATTCACAGTCGTTTCATTAAGACCTAGGTTAGAATTGACCGCAAGACGTAAATTAGGTGATGGATTTTGTTTTACAACATCCATAAATTGCCAAAAGTTCATACTTTGTGATGGTTCTCCACCAGTAACACGTATTTCCATCAAAGTTTTTGACAATTCAGGCCACCATTTTAAGAATGCATCAACATATGGATTATTCTCATTGTACTTACCATAAACTTCAGACCAAGACCCGTCAGCGTAATATGCTCCGGCACTTTGTGTTTTAAAGTTTTGATACGCTCCGTTGTTTTTAATATCCTTACCCCACGTTGTTGAATAACCTGAATTACAGTATGAACAAGCAAAATTACATGTTCTATCAAAACTTACCTCAATTGTTCTTGGTGTGATATCAGCATCCCATGGTAAGTCTTTTAATTTTGCAATTTCTTCTTCTGAATAAATAATACTTTTGAATACACGGTCAGATATATTATTTCTACCGATGTCCTCCATTTTCCAACAATAGTTACATTCGGCAGGTTTAACACCTTCCAACATCATTTTTCTTATTTCTTTCTTAAATTGTGTATTGTGTAATGCGGCGGGATTTGTTTTAATCTCTTCAACATCAATAGGATGTGGTAATGGTAAGTGACATGAGTTTGTGAAACCATGACCTAAATGTAAACTTACGTTCAACCACTTAGCCGCACAAAAACTACAACTTACCGAATTTAAATTTTTATCTCTCCAATTACTTAGTTCTTCTGACATATTTTGTTATTTAATATAATATAATTAATTTTTATCACTTTACGAATTCTTTAGGTACTTTCTCTAAAAAATTAGTGTTTTTTGATTCATCATAAATAATCCCAAGATTATTAACGCTTTCAAAGTCATATAAACATAAAATATCATTATAACTTGTTTTAGTTAATATTTTATTCATATCAACATTATAAAGTTCCCTTATGTCGTTTATGTTTGATGTGTTAATGATTATTGATAAATGTTTCATATCCACTTCACAATAATATCTTTGTTTTTCAAATTCACATTCAGGACTTGAACATCCTATAAAAAGACCAGGTACTTTATAATCTTCAATAAATTCACCGTCAAATACAAGGTTATTTACTTTTTTAAAATTTTGATAAAGAATTATTTCATTATCCTTTCTAACAACCGATAAAATAACACCTTCTTCAATATCTTGTTCTGTTACAGTTTGAAAGGTACACATATTAAATGTATCTTCAGGTTCACCTGTGGAGGTCCAAAATTCAAACGCAGTTGTCATAGTAGTTGAATTATATGATAGTCCCATGTTTTTACCTGGTTTACCGTATAACATACATATTTCATCTCTTTTAAAATTCTTTTCAATTTTAAATTCACAGGTTATGATAAAATTCTTCTCAAATAAGAATTCATTCAATGTATCATTATTGAATTTATTAAACTCAGTAACATATTGATGTTCGTGATGAGATGACATATCCCATCTAAACTTCATCCAATAAGGTTCTTTATAATTTATTATCATGTTTAATTTTTTTAATGAATGAAATTAACTCGGGGTGATAATCTTCACATCTCATACCTCGTCTAAATTCATATTGTTTTATGAAGTTAACAAAATCAACTTTTTGTCTGTCATAATTAATATCATCCGTCACAAATATGTCCTTAATTCTTATAATTTTTTCAATTTCTTTCATTGAAAAACCAACATCTTCAGGTAACTCAGCCTGATATGAATTCAAACTTCTATAGGTTGAATTGAATTTCATAAACTTTTCAATTCTTGTGAAATATTCTTCTCCGATATAACCTTTCAATAATCTATATCCTAAGAAATCTGGATATCGTAAGTATGACGTGTCTAAAATTAATGCTGAGTTCCAATATCTATCAGGATTGAAATGTTTCTTCTTAAATTCATATACTTTCTTAACAAGTTGTTCATATGAAAATATACTAAAGATATTGAAGGTTGACATAATAACGATACTTACTTTAGGTAAGGTTAAAAGTATCTTATCAATGTTATTAAATAATCTATCAAATTCTAAACCATATCTAACATACTCAGCTTGTTTACCGTACGCATCACAAGATGTAAATAAAACCACCTCTTTAACTCTCTCTTCACTTATAATTTTATCTAACTTAACAATTAGTTTATCAATTAATTCATCAGGAACACCTAAGTTGGTATTAATTGATAATTTAAGGTTTCTATTTGGTGTTTCGTTATCAATAATGTGGTCTAAAACTTTCCAAGTATCTTTTGACAATAATGGTTCTCCTCCCGTTATTCTGAACGTATCTAAACTATCGTATAGTTCAGGAAACCATTCCCAAAACGCCTCAACATATGGATTTTCTTCAGTTTGTTTATATGGAACGGTATCTCTATCTTCCATTCTTTTCATTCCATTAAATTCATATGATAATTGATAAGCACCAAACTCTTTGACTTCTTCCATCCATTTTGTGGAGTACTCAGGGCCACAATATGCACATTTAAAATTACATGTATTAGAGAAATTCACCTCAACATATTTTGGATTAAAATCGTCTCTCCAATTTGATTCTTTAATTTCATCAAAGTGAGGTTCTGACCATGGTTCTGAAGATTTAAAAACTCTATCAGAAAAAGAATCAGAATTATCTTCAACTTTCCAACAATAGTTACATTCTGTTGGTCTTTTATTTTCCAACATTTCACGTCTTGCTTGTTTCTTATGTTTACTATTATGTAATGCCGTTGGATTTCTTTTAATCTCATCTAAACCAACTTTATGTGGTTCAGGGTGATGACATGAGTGTGTTGTTCCGTTATGTAAATGCATCGTCACTTGTGTCCATTTAGCTAAACAAAAACCACAACCAACGGAATCTAATTTATCTTTAGTGATACTATAGTCAGTCATTTTCTTATAGTCATTTAAATCAACAATTTTCAATGATGTTAATTTATTTAAACTATCTTTTATATTATCATTTTTATCATTTTTCTTAAAATTAAAATAAGTTAAACAGTTATCACTTTTTGGTTGTTTCTCTAACTCAACAATATCCATAACACCGTCATAAACTGCAAAGTGATTAAATTCAATTTCGGTAAAACATCTGTGAGTTTCTAATAGTGAACTTGGATGGTGACATCCGAAATATAATGGTTGAAATGCGTAATCAATTAGTAAGTCATCTTTTACCTCTATCCTATCAATTAAATTGTAGTTGTGGTAAAGTTCAAAATGTGAGTTCTTTTCATAGACAATTGAAATTGTTATTCCATTATGTAAATCATTCACATTTAATTTGTAATCCTTATGACAGTGGAATTCAAATTCTTCTTCGGACTTTTGTGTCCAAAATTCAAAAACAAATTTATCTACTTCATAATCGTAACTAATACCAAAGTTTTTACCTGGTATACCTATAAACCCAATTTTTTGATCTTGTTGAAATTCTCTCTCAACCTTAAATGTACTATTCAGAGTAAAACTCCTATTCATTAAAATATTAGTATCATTTTCTGTACTCAAAAAATATGGTTGCTTATAATCTATTTTTAAACCTGGTAATTTATTTTTCTGTAATCTAATCCTATCGGATAAACTAATGTTTAAATCGTCCATAATAATTTTAACCAACTTAATTTTTTGATGTTGTATTAAGTTGTAAGAATAGTTCTTATTATACACCAAATACTTTTCCTTGAAATCAAAATAACAAATTAAACTATCTGTTCTATTTTTCTTATTACTATAAAATTTTTCAACAACATCTATATCCTCAACACCATTAAAAATACTAAAATGCATCATTTCCATCTCAGTAAAACATCTATGTCTTACTTGTTCAGTATCTGGATTATGTGCACCAAAGAATAATGCTTGATTTGTGTAATCGTCTATTAATGGGTATTCTAAATCTACTTCAAAGAATGGGATAAAATTGTGGAACAAAGTAAAATTCATTTTCTCTTTGTCATATTGAATAGTTATTATCATTCCGTTTTCAATATCATTTTGATTGATATGAAAGTCTTTATAACAATGAAACTTATCTTTACCATCTTTACCTTTGGTCCAATATTCAAATACGAAGGTATCAACCTCATAATCATAACTAATACCAAAGTTTTTACCTGGCATACCTATAAAACCAATCTTATCACTATCTTCATGTAGTTTCTCAACTTTAAACTCAATAGTAATTGTTGTACTTTCCGAAACCATTGGATTTTTATACTCAGGTTTATCGTCTCTAAGTAATTCCAACAACCACGGTTTTTTATATTCTACTAACATCTTTTCTCATTTTACAATTAATAAACATTGTGTTTGGATATAACGATTCATCAACACTATCAACATCCAATACTTCCAATATTTGTTTTAATCCATCTTGTTTATAATCTATTTTTCTTTGTTGCATTTCAGTAACAAATCTTTTTTCATTTTTAGCTGTGGTTTCTCCTTTTTTCCAATTACCATTAATAAAACCTTCATCTTCATGATGCATACAATAGAAATTACCTTCCTTTCTAATTGGTATGATATTTTCTATTACTTCAATATCTTCAGTTGTAATTTCAACGTTATCTGATTGATATTCTTGTGTTAAATCCAACTTTAGTATTGGTTCATTATCATCATTGAAAACTTCTTCTATGTCTTCAAAAAATTTATTGTATATTTTAACATCAGCAATTTTACCTTTGAAAAAATTCAATTGATTTGAACAATATCCTAAAATAAAAGGGTCAGTAAATGTATGTTTTTTTAATGTGTCTTCAATTAAAAATGGTTTATTTTCTTTAATTCCATTTTGATTAGTAACAAGTTCATCGTTTATATAAAAGTACATCTCCTTAGTCCTTTGATTATATGAAATTGTTACCCATGTCCATTCACTTTCATGTTTCTTAGCCCAATTATTATGGTACTTACTAAACATATCAAACACCGTCATATTAACAGTTCGTGAATTATTAAATGATAATCCCCAAGTCCAAGAATTATGTTTTCTTAAAATGGGAAACTCAACATATTTTTTTTCTTGGTCACCCACTAAAAAAATTGGTACCTTTTCAGGTTGTTGTTCCGCTTTAAATAAAACTGATATTGTGTGATTTTTAGTCAAACAATTACTAACCTCTTTTGTTGTAGGTAATAACATTGCCGAATTGTCTCCATTAAAATCGGCAACCATTTTATTATTATATGATTTGAAAATACGACCTGTGGTATAATTTTCAAAAAAACATCTATAAAATAAATCATCGTCTTCCTGACCCCAATCCCAATAATCATTTGAGTATCCATTTGTTTGATATGCCTGTTCTTTTGTAAATAAAACAACACCTCCGAAGTATTGGTCGTATCCTAAACCGTAATTGTATTTTGATAATTTTGTTGCAATATGTATTGGTGTTTTTTCAGGATAGGAATAGTCACATATTAGATTATCTTTATCTTCCGCTAACATATCCACATCATGCCAAGCCACATAATCACACCCATCTTCAAACGCATAATGAGCGGCAATATTCTTCATACCTCCTCTATTAAATAACTTATCATCTACTTGATGACCTACATAGAATTTATGTTCAATACCATTTTTTGTCAGATATTCAGATAAATGAGGAATTAATCTCTCAATATGTTCTTTTCTATTCCTATATGGAATACATATACCTAACTTATGACTCATAGACCAATATTAACTTCTAAAATATTTTTTACTCTGTGTTTACCGTGTTCTTTAAATTTCAAATCAGATAAACCGTCGTCCATTATTTTATTTTTATATACCTCATTATAAAATCTCAATTGATTCCATCTTGTTGCATCATCTTTCCATTGATTATTAACGAAACCATTTGCCTCATGTTTTAATAATTCAAATTTACATTGTCTTCTAAATGGTACTTTTATTTCTTTGAATTCTTCGTTGATGACATTTTCAACACCACAATCTTTAATAATACCATCATTATGATTACCTGATAAGTCAATCAATTTATAATTTCTTACGTAATTTGCATCATAATATATTTTTAACGAACTTGATGATTGATAATCACCGAAATCTTTTGTCAAAACTTCATTTGAATTTGTTGATATTTCTTTAACTTCGTCTTCAGTTAAAATAGTGTCAAAATATGCAAATGTATCAATTGATCCTCTATAATAATTTTGTAATCCTTCTCTATCAGGTTTACCGACTCCCAAATAAAATTTAGGTTCCTTCTTATAAAAATGAAGTTTCTTAAATGGTTCTGTTTCTCCAATAAATTCTCCGTCTTGGTAAACTTTAATTATATTATCTAATCTATCTAATGTAACTGTAATGTTAGTTCTATAATTTGTTTTAATATTAGAGTTAACATAAAGAACATTTTGTTTGTAATCAAATGCTGCGAAGTTATATCTTGAAAATGAATTATAACAAATTGCAAAATCATAACCTGGAACACTAAAAACCGTAAATTCATCTGATTTTCTTAAATGATTACATTCTAAATCATCAGGATAAAAATTAATAAAAAATGTCGCACTTGAATTAAAATCAATTGTATTATCTGATATTATTTTAGAATTTTTTCCATAGAATCTAAGTGTTTTACCTTTTCTTCCTTGGTTTTTATATTTTAAAACATCAAGAGGTACGTCTTTCTGTACGCATCTAAATAACAAATCGTCGTCTTCATACCCCCATCCCCAATACTTGTTAGAGTATCCATTAATTTTTTCAAACAACTCTATTGGAAACATAGTGACTCCTCCAAAGTACGTATCAAAAGATAATCCAGTTTCATTTTTTTCATCATCAATAAATGATGTTGCTAAATGTAATGGAACGTCAGAATATGAATAATCAACATCAATTGGTACCATATCAACATCATGAAACACAAGATAATCACATTTTAGTTTCTTAGCATACATGTATCCGATGTTAAGTAACATACCACGATTAAATTGTTTTGCGTAATCTTGATTAACAACAATTAATTCATATTCAATACCTTGATTTTTAAGATGAACATCTATTCTATCAATAAAGATTTTTAAATGTTCATCTCTTAATCTAAAAGGTACGATAACACCTAACTTATGAGATATCTGAGACATCAATATCGTTTTCTCCTTTAACTAATTTGTTATGGAACTCAGCCAAATAATATTGTGCTCTTTGATTCCATTCTTCTTTGTCAATTTCTTCAAACCAAATTGTTAATGCATCCAAAGAGTTTGCAATTTTTTCAAGTGCCTTAACTTTTCTAAGTTCAAGGTCTTGTTCTTTTTTTTCTTCTTTACCGGTACTCATATTGATATTATTTTTTTAATTAATTTATTCCAATTTTTATAATGACTAAATTCTGGTTTAGTTAAACCTAATTCAAACATGTATTCCGAGTTAACTAAATCTATTTTGAAATTTGTTTTTTTTAATTCTTTATACATTTTAAAATATTCATTTGAAAATGCATAATCTTCATTAAGGTTTGCAACATTCAACACTCTATCAATTGCTGTGGAATCCCATTTGAAATGATGTACTTGTACTGAATGTGTTTCAACCGGTGCAATCAATGGATGTGACCAACCTTGCCATCTCCAAGTTGTGTGATCCTCAATTTTAGCATAATGTTGTCCTGATGTCACATCAACATAACCTTTCATTACACATATTTTATTTGGACAAGCTTTACTCATTGGATATCTAAAAAATCCTGCGTTTGGAAACTGTTCCCATATTGATTGATTGTCTTTTAGTTCAACAAACTCACCATCTATTCCAATTCTATCTATAAATCCACCTCTTACAAGGTCCCAATTATTTTCTTCACAATCTTTTACTAATCCACGTAAATCATTATTTGGATATAAATGAAATTCATCAATATCAGCTATAACAAACCAATCAAATTGATTGATTTTCTTAACGTAATTATATAATTGTGTTACCTTTTCCCAATCAAAAATTCTTTCGTTAACAACTATTTGTATTTTTACGTTATCGTAATTTTTTATTACTTCAGATACATCACCACTAATTGATGGGTGTAAATCCGTTTCATAAACCGCAATTAAAATCTCATCAACCTGTTTTTGGTAATGTTCAATAAAATGTGGGAGTAAAGATGCTCCGTGCCCAATAACTGTTAATAATTTAATCATTTCTCTTATTAATTACCGTTATACCACTTGATGATGGTTTGTTAGGTAATATACGAAAATTATATAAATTAATCAAATTATATAAGGGGTTTTTTTCTAATTCCTTAACTAATTTAGATGGTCCGTCAAATCTGTGATGGTCTTTTTTTGAATCTTCAGATATTAATAGGTTTTCCTCGTAATTTGGATCGGTATCGTGTATAATGATAATTCCTTTATCTGATAAAATATTTGAATACAAATCAAAATCCAATTTAACTCCATCATATGAGTGATCCCCATCAATAAATAAAACATCTATCTTTATATCTTGTAGAACAAAGAAATTATAATAAGCATCTTCTGATGTTGATTTAATTAATCGTGGTTGGAATTGTTTGTGATAGTATGAGTTTTCATCCTCTAAATCATTTGGTCCTCCGATACCGTTACAGGCGTCAACAATATAAGTTACTCCGATATCTCCCCAATTAATATCGGGGTTACCTTCAAAAATATTTTGTTTGTGTAAATCAATTCGTGCTTGTGTCATAATACGGGGTATAAACCCACCTCCCGACCCGATACAGACACAGGTTTTTGCTCTCATATGTTGTATCAGTGAATAAACAACAAGACCGTCACCCATATGTTCTGTGGTTGCGCCGTGTGTCCATCTATATGGAACAGGTTCACCCCCATTTGTTGTGATATTTCCTGTTATGAAGTCTTGATTGGTTATCATTAAGATAATATAAGAAAAATATTTCTATAAACCAAACCTTTGTTTTTGTGATTCATAATTTTGTCTAATCTCCGCAATAGATAATTCTCTATTATACACACTAAACATACCATATTTACCTACTTTATTTTCACCAAATGTGTAACGAGCCATCAATGTTACAGTTCCAATTTGTGTTCCACTATTTCTCATATACAAATGAAACCATTGATTTGTTGGTAGACTTTGCATTGAAACGGTCGTTGATACTCCGTTTAAATACCACTGGTCCCAGTCGGTTCCTGTACTACCATGCCAAACCCATCCATTAGGCGAACCTGCTCTAGCATCTAATAAATAATTTGTGGTATTATCATTAATATATGCCCACAAACTAAATGTTTTATAATTTCTTATACTAGAAGTTAACCCATATGTACCTGTACCTGAAAACTCAATACAACCTCCATTAGAACTACTATATGTTGGGCCACCTATAAAATTACAATATCCATTATACCCACCCACATCTTGCCAATGGGTTGCAAAATCATAAGAAACTGTTCCTATAATATAGTCACCACTATCCGAATGATTATCATCTACATATTTTTTTATTACATAATGATTATCATCACTATCAACCAATAATATCTTTGAAATTCTTGGATGATGTGATGCAACTGCACTACCTTCAACATATCTCCAATATCTATGTGCACCAATTGGTGTTGTTAAAAATCCTGTTCCTGTTTGGTATGAGTATTCGGAATTATTTGACATTACCCCACTAAATGCAGTTGTCCATGTTGAATTATCATCACTCCATTGTACTGTATAGTTTGCACTTCTTAATCCGTTAAAAACTGAATATGTTTTTACTTTAACTATATTCTTAGTTGTACTATATGATAAGGTATTACCTGCATCTAAATGATATATTAACCCATTTGTTATAATATCATTTAATTGCTGTGATTTAACAATATTAACATCATACTTATTTCCATTTATATTAAAAGGCATATTATAATCCGTATTTAGTTTTTTGTGTATTATATAATTGTTGTACTTCTGGAAATGTTAACGCTCTATTCCATATTTGTACTGAATACATATTTCCTTTAAATATTAATCCACCAAATCTTGTTCCTAATTGTAATTGGTCTCCATTATCATTTGTACCAAAATTACCTTTAGTATATTGTGAACCGGTTGCGGCTAATTCTCCACCATACCAAGTTGTTTCAGTTGCACCATCCAAAGTCCAAACTACATGATATATTCTATTTGCTTGCCAATCTCCATCTTTATGAAATGCACTATTACCTTCATTGTATGTTGGAAATGTCCCATCGGTACCATTTCTAGTATAGGTGTGGATATACCCACTTTGATATATACCCAATTCATAATTACTATAATGTTTAGAAATCAATGCCTGTCTATATGGTAAACCGTTTTGTGGAACACTAAACCAACATGATATTGACATTTGATATTGCATTCTTAAACTTGGTGAATCGGATATATTGACCCAGTCATCTACACCATCAAAATATATACTACCAGCATTTGCACTTTGATATACTGCACCTCCTACTAATGTTCCATTATTACCATATCCACTCATATCATACCATGTTCCACCACTACCTGGATATGAATTTTTAATTGATGCATCTAAATTCAAAACCAAACCATTGTGTGGTATTCCGGTTGAACCCAATGTATTTGCAATTGTGCTATTGATTATATTTCCATTTACATTTATAGGCATATCTTATAATCCAAATTTTGTTTTTTGTATATTGTAATTATGTAATATTTCATTTAGTGATAAATCCCTATTATATACTCTAATACTATATAAATTTCCAGAAAATGGTTCTAATGTACTCGCCACATCCGTTCCTATTCTATAATTAACAGATGTTGCAATTGATGCGTTTAATGTTGCGGTATTTGATAATGAACCATCCAAATAAAGTTTTACTACACCGTTTGAATCACGAGTAGCCACCATATGATGTGTTCCAGATGTAATTGGTGCTGATGCTGCATAACACGACCCATTTATGTATATTCCATATTGTCCCGAAAACCAAATAGTGTTACTTGTATTTCCAGGTCCATAATTACCAAATAATGCACCTCCGTTTGCTCCTGTTATTGTATAAAAAGATTCAATAGTAAATGATTGATTTCCTGATATTATAGACGCTGTATTTAATTCAATATAATCATTTGAACCATCAAATACAATACTGCCACCATTTGTTGAACTAAATGTTGGACCATTTGTTAATGTACCATTAAATCCATTTGCGGCTATATCGTATATAGTCGTTCCAATTCCGTTATAACACGCGGGTATTGACATATCGTAATATAATCTCAAACCACTTAATGTTATATTTCTATATTCAAGTGATTTAATAATATTCGATGTAACTGTCGTTCCACTTATGTTTAATGGCATATCTATAAATATTTGTTTTATTAAGTTAATGGAACTCTATTATCTTCATTATACTTTACTGTGTTAATCCAACCCCTACTATATGCTTGAGAAACAATTTCATCTTTAGATCCAGGTATTGATTCATTTATTTCAAAAAATTTATCTACCGCAATTTTTACAATTTCATCAATCGCTATTCTTGCTCTTTCTTTCATGGCATTTTCTACCCAATCTTGTGGTTCGTAAGCAATATATTCCATTGCTAATTTTTCTGTGTCTGTTAATGTTACTGTATAATTCATATATTTTTATTTTTTATTAATGTAATAGATATCCGTAAAATTGACTATATCGTTGGGACGAAGATGTATGCATGTTTCCATTAGTACCATAACCAGAAACTTCTATATAATCTCCTGCTGTTAAACCAAAAACCCATGAAGGAAAAAATGTAATATATTCTGCAGCTGCCGTTGGTAAAGACAATCTTTGTTCGGTAAATACTGAACCATTTTTATTTAAAAAAACGAACATTGTTCCAGTAGTACTGATTTGAAACCAACCCTTCCATCCAAATGCGTAAACTCCCGTAATAGGTGCGGTAAATCTAGAGTTAGCTGTATTATAATGGTTTCCTCTATTAATCGTTGCGGTTTCATAAGTTAATTTTGTGTCACTACTAGGTGATTGATTTTCAGTTTTATGAGCAACAAATGATGGTTGATTTGGTAATGTAACATATCCACTGTTAGTAATCTCCAATCCTGTTGTCCACGATATAACACCATCTGCCGTACCATTACCAGCCATACCCATAGAAATTCCACCACCATCTTGTCCAATGTATGTTGCAGGTTGTGATGAATTTCTATATGCAAAAACCCCACTTGCATTTGTATATGCGTTTGATGATAGATATAATTGATTTTGCGTGTTAGTATTTGAAAACAAAACCTGTCCTCTTGGAAACACAACACCACCATATTGCGCTGGCCCAACATATGAATAATTTGTTGATCCTGCTGAAATATTACTATTTGTAATTAATGGCATATCTTATAATTTTTTAAGTGTTTCCACATTCAGTCAAGTTTATATTTATAAAGAATATGCTCTTACTATAAAGTAAAGATATCCATTACTATTAGAATTTCCGTAATTGTTTATCCAAAGGGTTCTACCAACACTAGGTACCATAACACTACTTTTCCATATACCATAGTTTGGAGTATATCCATCGGATTCACCATTATAAGTTAATAAAGCAACATCTCCTTGTGTAAGGTTACCAAACTCACTTGCAGGATTATTTCCTCTAGTGTCTACCCAATTTTTTTGACTTCCAAAATTAAATCTAGTTAACATAAAATTTTGATGGTCTGATATGTTTGCTGTGATGAATATATCCGCCAATAACCATCTTGCGGTGGCCGGTATACTTACACTACCAACTGTATATTGTGCATTAATAGTAGCAGTATATGCAATATTTGTTGCGGTTGGTCCGATTGGAACCATTTGAATTATTCCCGTACCGTTTTGCCTAATTTGTCCTGAAAAATTTACATTTTGTGAACTATCTATTGTAATAGCTGCGGTGTTGTTTGTCGCTAAATACATAGAATTGGCACCTTCTGCATGTAATGTTAAACCTCCATCTAAATTTGAATAAAAATATGCTCCATTTGCTCTGTATTGATTTGATGGTGTATATTGACTACCAAATAACGCTACACCTGCTGAGTTGGTACCAACATCATTTCCTAATTGAACATTTGAATTTGAAGTTGATAAAGTGTTTACAAATCTTGCAGTTAAACTACTACCACTTACTAATAATGAACCGGTAATAGTTGTTGTACCACCTATAGTTGCTATTCCTAAATTATTTAATGGCATCTCTTAAGATTTTTTAGGGGTAGCAACATTAGAGTCAACTTCGGTTAAAGCAAACTTGTATACTTTACCCTTCTTATTATTATATAAGAATAAATCATCTTCACCTTCCACTATTGTCCAATCACCAATTCCGTTGTTTAAGGATAAATCCGATGTATAAATTGTTCCCCAACGTGCAGTTGCTGAACCTAAATTATATGTTCCCGTTGCACCACCTGGTATAATACTACCTGTTACATTCATATTGGTAGTTAAAGAAACAACTGTACCACTATCTGTGATACTTGAATTACCTACTGTTGATGCACTTGTGAATTTAACTAACGTATTATTAGTTCCTGATACCGATACTGATGTTCCACTAGAACCTGACGTACCAGAACTTCCACTAGAACCTGAAGTACCAGAACTTCCACCAGAACCTGACGTACCTGAAGAACCAGAACTACCACTAGTTCCTGAAGTTGCAGCAGTGTATGAGGTACCATTAATTAATAATGAACCTGAGACACTTAAACTACCTGTGAATTGATGTAAGTCATCATTTGTGTCACCGAACTTAGTTGATCCTGAAGAATACATAACAGATGAAGTTACATATGTCATATATAATTCATCCACAGTAATTGCACCTTTCACTTTTAATGAGCCGGTGATTTCAACATTTTTAGTTGCAGACCATATAGACCCTGTTTGTGCAAATATTGAATCTCCACTAGAACCTGAACTACCAGATGAACCACTAGAACCTGAAGTACCACTTGTTCCGTTAATACCTGATGTACCACTTGTTCCTGATGTTGCAGACGCGTATGATAAACCACCAATTGTAATACCATTTGTAAAATTAGCCGAACCCGATACAATAATATCATCGGCAAAAACAACACTATTACCACCTGAACTTAATATTTTAAATCCATCTTGAATTAGAATATTTCCTCTAACATCAACCGAACCCGTTGTTGGGTCAATTAATATATTACCGCCACCAGATGATTTTAATTGAATGTCTCCGTCGGCAGTTTGAAATGTAATTGTATCTGTACCACTTTCTAAAATCTTAATTGATTGACCGTTGTCAGTTGTGATTTGTAATTCTTGATTTGTTGAACCTAAAACTTTTTGTCCGTCAATATATAATGATGCACTTGATAAATATAAGTGTCTAAATGGATTTGTTTCACTACCTAAGTCATAAGATCCACTACCAACAGGTATTAAAGAACCACTAAATGTTTGGTTACCTTTAAATGTATTTGAACCTGTGGTTGCAAATCCTAAGTTTGTTCCTTGAACACTTGAACTTACAATTCCACTTCCATTTAATGCTGATGATAAATCAACCGCTCCACTAACTAAATGTCCACCCTTAACGATGTTTACACTACCCGATACAGGTGATGAGAAATAAACATTAAGATTATTATTATCAACCGATTGTATTTCACTCGGTATTATTACTCTACCATTGTTATCCCACACATTAACAACAGGATATCTTTCATCTAAATTATGGAATACAGACCAAGTTGTTGCAGATGCAAATGTTTCACTTTTACCCCCTATACCATCTCTACCACTTGTACCTGAAGTACCTGAAGAACCGTCACTACCTGAAGTTCCAGTAGCACCACTTGTTCCTGATGTACCACTAGTACCATTAACACCTGATGTTCCACTTGTTCCCGAAATACCACTTGTTCCTGAAGTACCCGCAGTTCCAGCACCACCCACAGTTACACTCACCAAACCTATTTGATTTGATGGGAAATAAACATTTAAATTATTGTCATCTATTGCTTGTATTTCACTTGGTATAACAACATATCCATCACTATCAAATACAGTAATTGATGGATATCTTTCACCCATTTGGTGATTGAATGACCATGTTGTTGATGGTGTACTAAAATTTTGTGTTTTTGTTTGTCCGTCTAATATAACCGCATTTAACGCGTGTGATGCTGTTAATGCATATGATGAACTACCAGCAAATTGTGATGATACAGATGATGTATAATTGTTAAAATCTGTTTCATTTAATTTACCTGTACCGACAACTTCACCATTCAAATATAATGAACCTGTAACTCTTAATGCACCTGTAAGGTACATATCTCCACTTTCATGAAGTAATAAATTTCTATTACCATTTCTACTGAAAACTAAACCATCAATATCGGTTGTTAAACCTCTTGCAGCACCAATTGTCCAATTCTCATTAGACCAATTAAATCTTATACCTGAAGCTACTCTATCAGGTGTATTAAAACTCGCTTCATTGTAAACTGAACTTGATGGAACAAATGCTTGAACATTTGCCACAGAGTCTGAACCTGAAATTACTAAAGATGTTAATGATGTATTACCTGTTACTTGTAAAAGTCCATTTACTAAAACTGAACCTGTAACTGTTTCTGTACCGTTTAATCTGATACTACCACTTAGATTTATTGAACCTGTATTCGACGCGTTGGTCACAATAGCTTCCTCAACTGTTGGGGATAATGCACCTGAAACGGCCATAAATATTTTACCGTCACTTGTGTTTAATGCTAACTCTCCTAATTGTAAGTTGGAATTGGTCGGTTTTTGACCGGATACACTACTTCTACGTAGTTTTACTATTTGTGCCATATGTATGGAATACTTAAAAATCTATGTGGTATATACCACGTTTAATGACCTATATAGGTCTTTTATAAATAGTTCTTATAAACAAAAAAGGAGACTTTTTTATTGTCTCCTTCTGTATAATTTATTTTCAAATTAACAACCATAAACTAATGATCCTATTACTCCACCACTAATTGAATATACATTAGGACCATAAGTATCTGCAACATATGCATCCGCCACAAAGCTAGTTAAATATATGTTTTCAAATAAATAATATCCTCCAATAGTACTAAATCCAGAACTATTATAAGCGGTTTGTGCTTCTTCAGTACCTACATAAACAATTTTTTCTCCTGAACCATTACATGCTGATGTTATTGTATCCCCTCTACCATTAAGTGTAATTGGAAATCCTTGAGGTGCAGGTGTTGGTGTTGGTGTACTGGTAGGTTCTGGGGTTACAGTTGGTGTACTAGTAGGTTCTGGAGTTACTGTAGGAGTCGGTGTAGGTGTACTAGTTGGTACTGGTGTTACTGTAGGAGTTGGAGTTGGTAATGGAGTTGCAGTTGGTGCTGGTGTTACTGTTGGCGTACTAGTTGGTAATGGTGTTACCGTCGGTGTACTGGTTGGTAATGGTGTTGGTGTAGGAGTTGCCGTTGGTGCCGGTGTAACTGTAGGTGTACTGGTTGGTAATGGAGTTGGTGTAGGTGTACTAGTAGGTAATGGAGTTGGTGTAGGGGTTGCTGTTGGTGCTGGTGTAACTGTAGGTGTACTGGTTGGTAATGGTGTTGGTGTAGGAGTTGCCGTTGGTGCCGGTGTAACTGTAGGTGTACTGGTTGGTAATGGAGTTGGTGTAGGTGTACTAGTAGGTAATGGAGTTGGTGTACTAGTAGGTACCGGTGTACTAGTTGGTTCTGGTGTTGGGGTACTAGTAGGGACTGGTGTTGCAGTTGGTTCTGGTGTTGGTGTACTAGTTGGTTCTGGTGTTGGGGTACTAGTAGGGACTGGTGTTGCAGTTGGTTCTG